GAGGGGCCGCCCGAAAAAACCGGCGTCGCGCAAAAAAAAATCCTGACTACCGCGCCGGCAGTCAGCCAGGGGGCCCCGCAAACATTCCGGGGGGTGGGGGGGTGCATCGCCGCAGGTCAGGGCCCCGCCGCTCGAGCGCCAGCAAACACCGACGGTCACGGCCTCACCGCACCCCCGGCGACCGGTCGGTCGGGTTGACGCCGCCCCGGTCGTCAAGTGTGACCACCTCGATCGCCCCCGTGAACCGCGACCACCGGGCGACCGGCACGTCGCAGGGCTCGTAAGTGCCGCCGACACTGTAGCCGCGCTCACGGGCCCATTGAGGGTGCATGGTGATGCGGCCGTGGCATCCCGTGGTGCCCGAGCCGCAGACGAGGAGCAGGTTGCCGAGGGTGCCTCGGCCTCGTTGGCTTGCATTGACTCGATGATGGGCATTGGTTGCGCCAGGTGCACCGCACACCTCGCAGCAGCCGAGGGCCCGTTCGCGTAGGGCGGCGCGTGTTGCGGGTGTTACTCGGGTGGGGTAGTGCGTGCTACTGGGGTGGGGTTGGTGGGTGGGTGGGGTGCGGGGGGTGATGCGTCCCATCGGGTTATCGGGTCCTTTGGTTGGCGGTGCGCTTGCCGTGCATGTGGTGGGGGTTGACGCACTCGGGGGTGCCGCACGTGGGCCGTAGGTTGCCCTCGGGTCGGGTGCCGGTGATGCGTTCGAACACGTCTTGTCTGGCGCTATGTCCGGTGGTGCTGATGCGGGGGCCGCCGGTGACGGGGTGGAACGGGCCGGTCCATACCCAACAGGCGGTGAGGGTGGGGTGGTGTCGGAACCGGATCGAGCGGGCGATGGCTCGGAATGGGATCGGGGTGGTGGTGGTGGTCATCGGGGTCTCCGTGGGGGTCGGGTCATGGCGAGGGCGTCGAGGAGGTGGTAGGCGATCCACCCGAGGGGGATCGCGGCGAGGAGCCAGGACGCGGGGAGGTCGGCGAGGAGCACGTCGAGGGTGATGCCGACGGCGGCCGCGAGGGTGACATAGGCCAGGAGGTAGGCGGTGATGCGTTGGACGCGGATACCGAGGGTCATCGGCGCACGCTGGCGGTGAGGTAGGCGTCGCACTCACACATGCCGGCGGGGGTGAGTGCGCAGCACCCGGTATGGACAACGCCGTCACCGTGGTCGTCGACGTCGTGGCCGCATGTGCATTGGTGATCGAGGGCGGCGTCGGGGTCGTCGGTGGGGAGGACGCCGCCGACCGCGTGATAGCGGGCCTCGAACTCGGCCCACACTTCGGGGAACACCGCGCGTAGGCGGGCCGCGTTCTGAGTGTCGGCCTTGCGCATCGCGGCCATGATGAGCGCGTAGAACGGCGGGTCGGTGGCGGCGAGCTCGCGGGACACGCGGTAGTCGAACATGCTCACGGGTTGAGTCCTCTCGGGCGTTGGGTGGGGCAGGAGCGGGCGTGGCCGCCGCCGTACTGGCGGCACTGCTCGCACACCTCGACGTGGGTGCCGGCGCACTCGGGGCAGATGTCGGCCCCGCCGTCGCGTAGGCGAGACCAGCCGAGGCGGTCGAGGTGGGCGGTCAGCAGGGCGTTGCACGAGGCGGTGGTGAGCACGGTGTCGGCGAGGAGCTTGAGGCGTAGCCGGGTGTTCTTGCACGCGGCGCACGTCACCGTGATCGTGTGGGAGAACTCGGCCTTGAGGACCAACCCGGTGCCGCTCATGTAGGTCGCGGGCTCGTCGGCGTCGACGAACCGAGGCAGGCTAGGCACCGCGCTCTCCGATCGGTAGGACGTGGGTGGCGTGTTCGAGCCACTCGGGGGCGGTTTGGTACCAGTTCGCGATCGCGTTGTGCACGGCCTCGAACCGGCCGGCGGCGGTGGCCCGGTCGACGACGATGTCGCGGCCGGGGTCGACGACGAGGAGGCGAGCGCCGCGGTCGAGGTAGCGGCGCACCTGGTCGGGGTTGGGCACCGAATGGATCACGTAGGAGTCGAGGGTGTAGGTGAGGCCGCGGTGGGTGACCTCGACCTCGCCGCCCGAGGAGAGGGCCTTGCGGATCGCGGCGTCGCGGGCGGCCATCGCCACACGCCAGACGAGCGAGCTCGGGGCCTCGTCGGTGGTGCCGGGGCGCACGCGGAGCGCGGCGGTGAGGGCGTCGAAGTCGATCACGACGTCGTGGAGGTCGGCGTTGGCTTGCACCCACGTCGTTTTGCCGGCACCCGGTGGGCCGGTCACGATGAACACGGTCACAGTGCGCCGACCTCGCCGTCGGTGTCGACATGCTCGGCGACGAACGTGAGGTCGAGCACCGGGTGGTCGGTGGCGATATCGGGGATCGAGTAGTTCATCGTGCCCGTCATCGCCCACGGGAACGGGCGGTCGCCGAGCATCGGCGGGCCGCCGTCGCGGTGCCGGAACTCGACGAGGTCGTCGCCGCCGACGGGGTAGGGCAGTATCTGCACCGAGACGAGGTAGAGGCCCGCCTCGGTGCGCAGGAACGTCGCGCCGTCCTCGGTGATGTGCCAGGGGAACGGTTGCCCGTCGACGTCGAACCGGTGCTCATCGGCCTGGCCGGGGCCCGGCGTGGTGTTGGCGTTGTCGCAGTGACACCGGTGCCGGTAGACCACGGTGCGGGCGATGGTGGGCGGCGACATTGTGGGCTCCTTGGGTGGCGGTTTCGTTGTCCAGTTGCGGGGGTGGCGTTGGTGCAGGTCGGGGGCCTGTTTTGCGCTATTGGGGTGGTTTTTCGTCCGTTGGTTTGTCCGGTGGGGTGTCGTCGCCGAGGCCGAGGGTGACGAGCAGGGCGAGGGCGAGCTCGGTGGTCGCGTAGGCGATGCGCTCCTCGTTGTCGACCGGGGCGGGCCCGTCGGCGTGAGGGGCGAGGACCATGCGCTCGGCGTTCGGTGCCGAGGGGGCGAGTTTGAGCGCGAGGGCGACGCCGGCGTGCACGGCCTCGTGGATGACGATCTGGGCCTCGATGTGCTCGGCGGCGAACCGGACCACCCCGAGGTAGCCGTAGCCGCGGCGGTGGGGGCGGCGGGCGATCTGAAAGCACGCGAGGGTGCCGCCGGCCATGCTGGCTTGGCCGTCGTGGCGGCGGGCCGCGGCGCGCATCGCCCTCACGTTGGCGTGCACCACAACGTCGAGCTCCCACGAGCGGCCCCCGAGCATGTGGGTCTCGGGGTCGGTGCAGATCGTGAACCGGCGAGTCACGGGCCCTCGCCGAGGCGGTAGGCGCGTTGGCACGTCGAGCAGCGCAGCCACCCCGCGCCGTGGCGTTTGTCACGGCAAATGATGCACTTGCCGGCGTAGTAGGCGGCGTGCCGGGCGGCGCGCTCCTCGGCGCTGATCTGCGGGATCACCAGTCACCGCCGGGGGTGGTGATCGTGCGGAAACTCTCGGCCGCGGCGGCGACGTTGGCGAACGCGCGGTCGAAAGCGCACCGGCGGCAGCGGCATTCGTGGCGGCCACGGGTGCCGAGGTGCCCGCGGTAGCGGGTGCGGCGCACGTTGTCGATATAGGCCCGCCACCGCTCGACGTCGGCGATCGTGAACGCGGGGCGGCCGATGGTGTCGGCGCGGTGCCGGCCCCCCTCGGGTCGCTCGGGGATGAGTATCGGCGGGATCGAGAGGTGCCAGTGCGGGCGGCGGTATCTCAGCACGGGCAGGCCCTCGGCGGTGGCGATGGCGTCGCGGCCGCGTTCGGTGAGGGGGCGGGCCTGGCCGTCGTGGTCGATCCACACGTCGGCGGCGGTCAGGCCCGGCGGCCCCGATACCGTCCACTTCGAGTTGTCGGTGAGCGGGTTGGCGGTCACTGGTCGGCCGCCTCGGTGTCGTCGAGCCAGAACCGGCCGCCGCGTTGCTCGATCAACCGGAGGTAGTGCACCGCGAGGATGCCGGCCATCGCGGCCCGGTTCGGTCCCGGATACGGGCCCGCGAGCGAGGTCGCGACGCGTCGCAGGGTCTCGGTGTAGGTCGGGCGGGGTAGGTCGGGGAACGGCCAATCAACCGGCAGGCCAGTCGAAGTAACCGAGGTCTCCAAGGTCGGCGAGGCCGCCTCGGGCGGCGTCGAGCTCGGCGACGAGTTCGGGATTGAGTGCCGGTCTCTGGTCATCACGGGTGCCGTCCCCTCGTTGCTTGTTGCAGATGTCGTGCATGAGGCGGTCAGCGTGATTTCCGGCGGTGCCGTGCATTGCGCGGGAACGCGAGTGCTCGGCGTGCAGGGGCTTACCGTCCCAGTTCCGTTTGGGATCGCGGAACATTTTTCGACTGCACCACCAGCAGGGGGTGCCGTCGACGTGCCGCAGCAACAGCCGATCCCGGTGCACTTGGTGGTCGTAACCAAGGCCCTTAGCGGTCGTCGACCGCGGTCTCGGGGTTGTATTGGGCACACCGTGAGTGTGGGTAGGTGAGCAGACAGGCGGCCGCTACCGCCTCGGCACTACCGGCGGCCCCATCGGCACGGGCATGTTGTCCAGCACGACATGATCGTGTTGCCGCAATGGGTGCAGGTACGCACGCTCACGGGGTGACGATCACCGGGATCGCGTGGATGGGGCCGCGGCGGCATAGGCCGATGTGGTTGGCCTCGGCGCTACGGATACGGGCGAGGTCGTCGGTGGCCAGGTGCGCGGTGCCGTCGTCGTCGAGGGCCACGAGGACCTCGGGCGGGGTGTGCTGGGCGCACACCGAGAGCGTCGCTGGGCCGGTCACCGGCACCCCGGCCGGCCGCACCGATCGCCCCGGCCGGCAACAGGCGTCCCGCACCCACCGGAGCACGCGGCGATCGAGAACGCGGCGCGGATCGCCTCGACGTACTCGCGCAACGAGGGGTGCTCGTCGACCCCGAGGTGGTCGAGGCACACCGCATAGCCGCGGACGATCGTCAGGTCGCGGCCCTTGGTCTCGCGGAGCCCGAGGCCCGTGCACACGCAACAGCGAACGGGGTTGAACTGGCCGGGATCAATGTCGGCGAGTAGAGCCTTGACGTCGAGGCCGGGCAGTTTCATCGGGTCCACCAGGTGAGGCGCTCGTATTGGTCGACGGGCACCAGGACGAGGCCGAACCGCTGGCAGTAGCGGTGCGAGAGGTTGCGCTCGATCGTGGTGATCGGGTGGCAGAGGTCGTACCACAGATCAGCGAGGCGGTTACGCCAGGTGTAGGGGGCCATCGGTGGCTCCTATTCGGTCTCGGGGGCGGCGGCATGGCGGCCGGCGGGCTCGGCGGGTTGAGGGGTGACGGTGTAGGCGTAGCCGCCGCCAGCGATCGCGATGCGTCGCAGCGACTCGACGGGCACGCCGAGCTCGGCGGCGAGGTCCTCGGGTAGCACGTCGGCGTGGCGCACGGTGCCGCCGATGTCCTCGGGGGCCTTGCCAAGTTCGGCGGCGGCCTCGGCGCGTGTCTGGCCGGGCAGCATCGCGGCGAGCTCGTCGCGGGTGAGTTCCCTATCGGGTGGTTGGACGCCGGCCCACGGGCCCGCGGGCTCGGCCACCTCGACGGGGCCGGTGTAGTCGACGGGCTCGTCGGCGCGGGGCTCGAACTGGCACCCCGGCCGGTGCGGGCCGCTAATCGGGGTGTTGCAGCACCACTCTCGTTTGTGGGTGGCGAGTTTCTCGGCCTGGCGGCGGGCCTCGGCCAGGCGCGCATCGCCGCGAGCCACGCGGTCGGCCGCCATCTCGGCCTTGTGTCGACGCACCACCTCGCGGTGCGCGGCGCGGTGCTCCTCGGTGGTGGGCTTGCGCGGCAGCGGGCCGGCCACCCGGTGCTCCTCGGCGTTCGGCTCGGCGGGGGTGAGGTCGATGCGGCATCCCTCGCCGATCGCGCCGCGGATCTGGCGCAGCACCTCGACGAGGTAGATCAACTGTTGGTCGTCGGCCTTGAATGTCGCGCCGACGCCGAGCTTCTCGTCGAGGCCGAACTTGTCGAGGGGGATGATGATGTGCGCGAGGTAGAACCGGCCGGGCCGGTTGAGGAACTCGGCGTATTGCTCGGCGTGGGTGACATCGGGGGTGTCGAGGGTAGCGAGGTTGACACGAGGAGGTGCCGCGGCGGCCGCGGCGGCCTCGCGGCGTCGAGCTCGCGCGAGTTGGGCCTCGGCCTCGGCGACCGTAATCGGCCGGGCCTTGGCCTTTTTCGATTTACCCACGCTGGTCTCCTCTAGTGATCGGTGGTGGTGTGCTGATTGTGACCACGTGAGGCGACGGGCGGCGGTGGGCCGCAGGACCGAACTCCCCTCGACCCGAGGATCGTGGCCCGACCTTGCCGGCCGAGAACAAACACCGAGGCATCCGTAAAACCGGTTTGACGGCCCACCGGCCCCTCACGCTAGGCATACGGGTCACCGTTAGATAGCTCCTCGTCGAGCTCGAACTCGATGCACGTGCAATAGACGGTTCGCTCGTGCACCTCGACGATCGCGCAACAGCCGAGGCGGCTCGCGGCGCGGTTGGCGTGCTCGTCGAAGTAGTGGCCGCACACGCACGGGCTATCCGGCTCGATCGGCGCGCTCGGATAGGTGCGCTCGTCGTATTCGTCGACCGCGGCGTTGATGATCGCGGCGTCCATCACAGGAGCCCGAGCGCGGCGGCGATGATGACGGCCGGCACGATCACCATTGCGGCCAACGCGAGCCACAACAGCACGAACTCGCCGACCTCGGTGCGTGAAAGTTGCGGCGGCGGCGGCGGATCGGCCAGGCCGGCGAGTATCTCCTCCTGGCGGGCACGCCACTCGGCGATGGTGTCCTCGGTGACGTCGACCCGCACGGTGTGCCGCAGCACCCGGCGGCGCGCGTCGAGTTGGCCGCGGTCTCCGTCGGGCACGCTGATCGTGAACTCGCCGCCGACGAGGTCCCCGACGCGGGTGAGGCCGCCGCGCGGGTCCTCGCGCCACATGGTGACCTTGGGAGCGGGGATGCGCATAAGCACCCGCCGCGGCCGCTGTTCGCCCGTGCGGGCCAGCGCCAAGCACCGTCGGGCGACGAACATCTCGCGTTGGCCGGGGTGCGGCATGATCGCCGGCCAGCACCCGCACGAGGGCCGGCCGGCGGCCAGGTCGCCGAGGTCCATGCACCCACACGGGCCCTCACCGTGCGCACGGTGAGCGCACCACGGGCACAACGGGATCGCGATCGCGCCGCTCATCGCTGCACCCCCGTGCCGTTGCACAACGGGCAGGTGAGTGCGTCGCTGGCCGCGGGGCTCGCCCCGGCGACGCGGCCGTGCCCGCCGCACGCGTGGCACCGGAACTCCGGTGGCGGCAGCAGTATCTCGCCGGTGTCGGCGTCGACGCCGGCGAGGCGCAAGATCGCCTCGTCGGTGCGTTGCGACAGGGTGAACCACGAGACCAGCGGCACACACTCGATCGTCCACAGGTCGACAACGTCGGTGCGGTGCGCGGTGACCGGCAGCCACAACAACTCGACGGTGCGGGCGATCTTGAGCACCTGTTGGCCGAGCATCCTGGCGATCGGCTCGATCGAGAGGTGGCCCTCCTTGCCGCCCTCGCCGATGAGCGCCAACCCGTCGAGGGTGGCCTCGCTCGGCGCGGCGTCGGGGCCGCCGACGCGGGTGCGGAACGTGACCGGGCGGCGGATCGCCTCACTCGCGATGGTGTAGCCGACCTCCTGCCACGATCCGCGGTTGTCGACGATCCGCACGAGCACACGGCGCATGGTCGCCTCGGTCACCACGTCACCCCGCAATCGCACTCGTGGGCCTGGCCGACGATGTGCTCGCCGGGCAGCACGCACGCGTGATATTCGAGGGTGAGTTCGCAATACCGGTCGTCGCCGTCAAACGCGTCGTCAGCGACGTCGCCGCAGGGGGCAGCGTTGGGGGGCGTCGAACACGCCGTCGGCGACGTCGCCGCAGATTCAACCTCGGCGATGAGCGGGTTGGGTGGGATCATGCCGTCCGGTCGCCAGCGGGTGGCGTTGAGGGTTAGCGTTTCGCCGTCCTCGGTGATGTCGAACCACGAGGCTAGCAATGTGTGAGTGCGCTCGCCGTCGACCAGAATCTCGACCTGGCGGAATGGCGCTGCGTCGGTGGTGCTCATGTTCTCGGTTCTCCTGTCGGTGGGTTACTTATCGTTCGTCGCGGGGTCGGCCCCGCTCGCGGGCGGTCAGGCCGCCCCATATGCCGTGATAGTCGCCGAGGGCGTCGGCGAACGCCAGGCACTCGCCGGTGCCGCCGGGCGGGATACCGAACCGGGTGTCTTCGAACTTCGCCCGCACCGGGCACCGCCGGCACAAGCTCTTGGCCTCGGCCACGACGATCCGGCGGCGGCGCTCGGAGTGTGACCGCTTGATGTCGGCGTCGGCGCGGGCCGGCGGGGGATAGAAGATGTCAGGCCGGGGGTGGCCGCGGCACGCCGCGCGTAGTTTCCACTCCTGATCGAGTTCGCCGAGGATGAGCCGCACCAGCCTCGCGCGGGCCCCGCCGCCGCTCGATTCGAGGGCCGGCGGCCGGGCATGAGCGGGCGTGCGGGCCACCTATACAACCACTTTCGGCCAGGTGGTGAGGTGGACGTTTTCGACGTGGCGGCGGCGTTTCTGCCAGGGGGTCGGCCACCCGAGTTTGACCACTCCCATATCGGCGAGGCCGAGGGCGTCGGCCTGGTCGTGATTCATGCGCCGCGGGATGAACTCGCGCACGAGCTCGGGGCCGTCGGGGTAGTTCCACCGGGCCCTCGTCTCGTCGACGATCAGCTTCTTGGCCCGGTCGCGGTCCTTGCCCATCGGCGGCTTGACGCCGCAGATGAACTTGGCCCGGTGGTCGGGGGTGACCACCGCGAACGGGACGGCGCGGGCCTGTAGCGCGGTGACCACGGCCCACCAGAGGCCGGCGCGGTCGTAGTAGCTGGGCATCGAGGATTGCCCGTAGCTCGGGCCCTCGATCACCGCGAGGCGGATATCCGCGCCGAGGCGGCGGGCCTCGTCGACGACTCCCATGATCGCCTTGGCCTGGCGCACGAGGCGGCGGCCCCGCTCGTCGTAGGTGGCATCCTTCGAACCGGCCTCGCCGCGGTGGGTGAGCACCGTCGGCCACGCGAGCGCGCTCCGGTCGCCGAGGGGCCGGTCGAGTGAGGTGATCGCGATGCCGGCGCGGGTCAGCGAGGTATCGAGGCCGAGCACCGAGGGCCGGGACGCGTCATGCGTTTTGAACGCGTGTTGCCGTCCCCAACTACGCAAGACGGCGGGTTGGCCGTCGGTCCACTCGCCGCAGAGTTCGCACTTGGCCGACCGGTCGAGGATCGTGATCCCGCCGGCGGCGGCGAGGGCGGCCGCGCCGGGGGCGATCTGGGCGAGGGTGCTCACTGGCCGGCCTCGATCCGGCGCACGATTTCCCGCTCGGCGATGACGAGCCGCTCGGCGAGGGCCGCGAGTAGGGAGGCGGCCTCGAACACGTCGAACGCCTTGTCGGGCACCGGCATGTGGGTGGCGGGGTCGATCTTCATTCCGAGGGCCCGCAGCATGACGAGGGTGCGGGCGCACGGTGAGGGCTCGCCGCCGTGGGCGGCCTCGGAGTGCTCCCGGTAGAGGGCGATCACCTCGTCGGCGTTGTTGCGGTCGCGGGCCTCGTGCTGGTCGAGTTCGGCTTGCAGGTGCGGGGGCAGGGTGAACATTGGTCAGGCCTCGCTATCGGGGGTCGAGTTGATGGTGGTCAGGTGAGGAGGCCCGACAGGGCCGAGGGCGCGGGTGATGTGTTGCCGTGCCTGTTCTTCGGTGAGCACGCCGGCGCGGACACGGGCGGCGAGCTCCTGGGCGGCCCGCAACGCGGGATGGTCGCCGAGGAGGTGCTGTTCGAGGCGGCCGGTGCGCACGAGCATCCTGGCGGTGACACCGAGGGCGTTGGCGATCGTCAACGCGGCGGCCCGGTCGTGCGAGGAGTAGACGCGGGTGCCGGTGGGCGAGCGGACGATCCACAGGTCGCGGAATTGCTCGGTGCGCACCGTCCACACCCCGGCGCGCGTGGTGTAGCGGCGGCACCGGCACCGCGTGCACACCGTCGGGGTCGGTATCCCCGGCGCGTTGAGGTCAGCCATCGTGCGCTGTCGATGAGCACTGAGTGAGTGCCGGCACTGGCACCGGATCGAGCGAGGATCGAGCTCGGGGTGGCCGGCGTCGACGTCGAGGGCGGCGTCGCGGGCGGCCAGGTCCTCGGGTGTTCTCATAGGTGCTTGGGTCCTTTCGAGTCGGTCTCCCGCACCGGGTGGCACGGGAGCTTGACGAGCGGCTCGTCGGTGGGGCGGCCGAGTTCGTCGAGACGGCGGCACGGTTGCCCGACGGGTTGGTGGCAGTGCCGGCACTGCACCGTGAGCGCCGCGTGGTGCACCCGCACGAGCTCGGGGTCATCGCGCCACGGTTCGCGTCGCGGCCGGCGGCGGTGATCCTGGCGGTACTGCTCGCCTGCCTCGCTCACCTCGCCGCCTCACGCTGGGCCTGAATACGTTGCGCCTTGCGGGCTTTGCGGGCCTTGTTCTGCTCCTTGCGGGTGAGTTCGGTGCGGGGCCGGCGCACCACGATCGGCACCCCGAACCGGGCAGCGACCGCGCGGGTGGCCTCGGTGAGCGTCACGTCGTGGGCCCGGTGGTAGTCGTGCACCTCGGCGTGGTGGGCGGCACACAATGCGGTGAGGTCCTCGTCGAGTTCGGCCCCGAGCCGCCGATAGGTGTGATGGTGCAACTCGACCTCGTCGCCGGAACCGCACAACGCGCACCGCTCGGGGTGGGTGGCGAAGTAGCGGGCTTGTCGTGCTCGCCAGGCCGCCGAGTTCATGTAGCGGAAGTAGCGCCGTTGCGAGGCCCCCATCGCGGGGTGAGGGGTTGCGGTTTGGGTCTGCTCCGGGGGCAGAGTGCGGGCGGACAGAGTTGGCCCTGTTAAGGGCCAACGTTGGACGTCCGTTCGGCTTTCGCGCATGGTGTGTCCGTCATCGGCGGGCCGGTTGGCCCCACGGTCGGTGTGTTTGATCGAGCCGTTGTCATTGGCGAGCCCGGACATGCCTTTACCTCGCTAACTCGATCAATCGGGAGAGCGATTCCGCTCTAACCGGAGACGACCACGCTGAAAATCGCGTGTCCCCCGATGGGTTTAGAGTCGTGGGTAGCTCGGGTGCCTTGGCTGACTCGCAAACGAACCGCCTCGGGCTGTTGAGGGCCTCGCCGTTACCGCGGTGGGGCCCTCGCTCATAGGTATAGAAACCGGAGGGGACAGGCTCGGGGTTTCGCGTCGGCACGAACTCCCCGAGACCGCCCCGACCAGCGGCAATGCTCATGGCGCTACGGCCCACACGATCGCGTTGCGGCCCGAGGCCAACTTGATTCGAGCGCCGGTGTCGACCACGAGGCCGGCGTCGACGAGCTCGTGGCGGCGCGACCGGATACCGCTCGGGGACTGCATCGGCACCCGGCCCACCTCGGCGGCGTCGGTGTAGGCCTCGACGAGTTCGTGGTCGGTGAGCCCGAACCGGTGCCGGCCGAGCTCGACCAGCACCGCCTGTTGGGAGGCCCGTATCCGATCCGGGGTCAGCGAGCCCGCGGCGGCGTGGCTGGTCTCGGGGTCGCTCGTGCGGGCACGGGCCTCGGGGGTCGGTTCGCCGTCGTAGTCGAACAGCGCCGGCTCGGCGCTCATCGCGGCGTGATCCGATCCGGTAGCCGCTCGCGGGTCTGCGGTGGGCCCTCGTCGGGGTCGGCCGACCCGTAGTAGCGGATATTGCGGCCGGGCTCGGCGGCCTCGATCACCTCGGCCTCGACGTAGGTGTGGCCGTCGGTCTCGTCGAACCACACGTCGGTGATCTGGCGATAGAACCCGTCATTACCGGGGCCGATGGTCTCGCCGACGGTGAACCCGTCGACCCGGTCGCCCTTGAACCTCACGGGGTCACCTCCTGGGGTAGGCCCACGCCGCGGCGGGTCTCGGCGGCGAGGTGGGCATGGAACGCGATCAGCGCGGCCTCGTTGTGGCGGCGGGCCCGGCGGCGGGCCCGGATACCGAACGGCCCGCACGCCGGGCACCGCAGTAGGTGACTCATGTCGACGGGTGCCAGTTCGCCGTGCTCGGGGTGCGCACCGCAACCCGGCCGGTGTCCTGCTCGTCGACGTTGACCACGAGGCGGTGGTCGCCGTCGACGACCTCACAGGTGAGTTTCACCCGCACCGCGCGGTCGTCGTCGCCCATGATCGCGACGTGGTGCTCGTTGCCGGGGTCGAGAAACACGGTCTCGCTGGGCATTTAGGCCTCCCCTGTTGGGGGGATGATCGGCCTGAGCATGAGTTGCTCACCGTGGGCGGCGGCCATCGCCGAGAGCCAGGTCAGCACCTCGGTATCGGGGGCCAGCGGGGCCGGCGGGGTCAGGTGCGCGAGGCTCGGGTGCGCGCGGCGCACCGCGGGCCGGCACTGCTCGATCGCCGCAGGGATGTCCTCGGCCATCGGGACATCGGAGAGCAGGTAGCCGAGGACGTCGAGCAGGTCGCCGTAGCTGCAAAACATCTGCTGGGCCTCGATGTTCGAGCTCGTCAGTGTCAGCACCTGGCCGATGCTGAACAGGCGGCCGGGGAGTTCGGGGGCGTTCACTGCACCCGCTCCAACCGGTACACCTCGCCGGTGAGCGGCGGCAACACCGAGGCCAGGTCGCGTGGCGACAACGCCGGCATGTGCTCGTCGAGGATCACCACGTCGAGCTCGGCGATGCCGCGGCCGGCCCACTGCAACCCGCGCCGGCCGACGAGGTGCGGCCGGTGGGTGAGGAGCCCGAGGTTGGCGGCGAGCTCGCGGGCCCGCGCGACGCTCCTGGCGACGACCATCACCTTCCGGGGCTCGGCCACCTCGCTCGGGTCGTGGATCGTCTCGCGGTGCAGGATCGCGCCGGTGCGCGACCGCACCACGAGCTCGACGGCCTCGTTGCCGCGGGGGGCGATGCGGTGGGCGATTTCCTCGGCGCGGGCCCGGCGTTCGTAGCCTTGCGACGTCGAGCTCACGAGCACGCGGCCGTTGCCGCCGTCGGTCTCGGTCACCGTCCATTTGCGGTTGTCACCCTCGGTGACGTAGATGCGGATCACGGGTGTTGTCCTCTCGGGGTGGGGGTTAGGCGGCGGGGCCGTTGCCGTAGCGGGCTCGGGTCCTCTTGACGCGGGCCCGGCGGTTGGCCCGGCGGGCCCGGTTGGCGTCGCGGTTGCGCAGGCGGCGGCGCTCGACCTCGTCGGCCGGCACCGTGCCCTGATAGGTGGGCTTGTGCTGTAGGCCGGCCATGACGCCGCGGGCGAACTCGGTGTCATACGGGTTGCCGTCGACCCGCGGCGGCTTGGCCGGGGCGGGGTCCTCGACGGGGTGGGGCTCGGCGAGGCGGGTGGCCTCGTCATAGACGACCGCCTCGTCGGTGAGGTCGAGGGTCTCGGCGGTCTCGTCGACCGCCTCCTCGTCGTCGACCTCGACGGCCTGCCCGGTGTACCAATCCGGCGGGGTGGCAACGGTTCTGCGGTTGCGGCACCGAACATTCTTGGTGGCGTGGTGCTGCCACTCGTCGGTGTCGAGCGACCACTCGATCGCGGCCTGGCAGTGCTCGCACGGGAGGCCGCCGAACGCGCCGGCCTCGTCGAGCTCGACGGCGGCGTTGATGTCGAGGCCGTGCAAGTGCGCGTGCACCTTGACCTCGCCGCGGGGGGCCTCGGCCTGGCGGTTGCGCTGATACTCGGTCATCCGCGTCGGTTGCCGAGTGCCGAACCGGTGGGCTCGGCGCTGGCGGCGGGCGGGGTTACTGCTCATGTGATCGTGCTCCTCGAATTTGCGTCGGAAAACCGGAAACGGTGCAGGTCGCGGGGGTTAACCGGAGAACGAGGCGGCGTTGTCCTCGCCGGCCTCGGGCTCCTCGTCGCCGGTGGTGTCGATGAGTTCGCCGGCGGGCTCGTTGGCCGCCTCGGCCGAGACGTTGCCCTCGTGGTCGACGAGAGCACCTTGGTTGGCGTTGTCCGGGCGGCGCGATCCCTTGGGCCAGGCGGCCTCGACGTCGATGCCGACAGTCAGGCGGGTCTCGCCGTCGTCGCGGATGTTCTCGCGCACCGAGCTCACCGTGCCGAACACGGTGTACTCAACCTGCTGGCCGAGCTTCGGTTCGTCGACGTTGGTTTGGCCGTGGGTGCCGCCAAACGAAACGTAAAAGTCGGCGGGGGTGGTCTGCTTAGCCACGTGTTTCTCCTTGAGGGTGAGGGGAACCCGCCGGCGCATCACCGGCCGGCGGGGGACTGTGGGCCGCGAGGAGAGCCTCGGCGGCGTCAAGAACCGCGCCGGCGGTCTCGCGTAGGGCGGCCGCGATCGCGGGCTCGCCCCGGTTGAGGTGGTCGGCGGCGACCGTCTGGATCGCCGAAACGGTGAACTCGACACCGATGCGCACGCCACGCTCGATCGAGGAGCGCAGCGCGCCGCCCATGAGCGGGGCGAGGTGCTCACGCAACGCGGTCTCGCCGGTCACGATCCGCCCTCGGTGCGCAGTTCCCACCGGTTGAACACTTCGGTGAGTTCCTCGTCGAGGGGCCGCCCGGTCGCGGAGAGCAATCGCAGCTTCTCGACGACCACCGCGAGGGTGTCGTCGGCGATGTCGCCGGCCGCCGCCGGCGGGGTGTCGAGGCCGCCGAGCTCGGCGACGACGATCGCCACGTCGCCGAACTGCTCGACCTGGCCGGCCTTGAGCAGTAGGTCGAGCTCGCCCATGAGTTCGGCGCGCGGCGAGGGGGCGGGCGGCTCGGGCTCGGCCTGCTGTTGGCGGGCCCGCGCGGCGCGCTGGGCGTTGCGGGCCGCGCCGGCGGCCTTGCGGGGGGCGGCCTTGGCCGGGGCGACCGGGGCCCCTTCCTCGATCACCTCGCCGTCGATCACCTCGTGCGACTGGGCGGCATCTTCGAGCACGAGACCCGAGTAGTCGGCCGGGAACGCCTTGCGCCAGGCGAGGGCCTCGGCGCACTTAGCGATCTGATTGCCGGGCATCTTCGACCACATGGAGTTGGGCCGGTACGTCCCGTCAACCCGGACGAGTTGGACGTATTCGGCGTAGTTGCAGGTCGCCGAGACCCGCACCCCGTCGAACTCGACGACGTACTTGCACGCCACCGGCGGGCCCTCGTCGGTGTCCCAATAGTCTTGCCACCCGGTGTTTTTGCCGCGCCAGAGCACGTCATCGTGGCCGACTCGCACCCCGTCGCGGCGCGCGGCGCGGGTGCCGATCACACGCCACCCGTCGATACCGACCTGCACGGTGAACTTGTCGACGTCGCGTTCTTCGAGGCGATCGTTGCCGGTCTCGGGACTGGTAACGCGCACCTTGACTTTGGTGCGCCGCGAGACCATGTAGACCTGTTTGGTGAACGGGTCGAGGCCGGTGCGCGCCGAGTAGTGGTAGAGCAACCGCAGGTCGGCCTCGGTGGCGTGTTCGAGGCCCATCGAGCGCAGTTGCACCCGCTGGTCCTCGGTCCAGTCGGCTTGGCCGGCGTGCAACGCGAGCGCGCTCGACGCGTGCACCGCGGGCACCTGGGCTCGGGTCGGGTCGGGGCCGATCCGGGGGCCGGTGGTGGTGCGTTCGTCGGCGGTGGTCTCGGGCATGAGGTCCTCTCCTAGGTGGTGGGAATGTCGGCGGCGGTGAGGCCCTTGGCGGGCCAAAACGAGGGCTTTTTGTTCGCCCCGGCGTTGCGGCGCTCGGCGATGCGGATCGGCTCGCCGCCGGGCACCTCGACGACCGCATATTGGGCGCGCTCCATGCGCTTAAGCAGGTAGTTCTTCTGCAACGCGAACGCGTCGGTAGCGGCGTCGAGGTCGGCCTTGGCGTTGAGGAACTCGACCGCCTCGTCGGTGGGGATGATCGCCTCGACGCCGCGGTCGATGTCGGGGTGCAACTCGCGCAAGCACTGATAGGTCGCGGTGCTGTTGTCGAGCTCGGGCGGGGTGTCACCGGCCAGCGACTCCCAGAACCGCCGGCACTTGGTGATGATCCACGAGGCGAACGACGGGTCGAACTCGCGCGTATAGATGCGGTGTTCGAGGTAGGGGCCCACCACCAGGAGCTCGGCGGGGACCTTGGTCCACCCGGTGAACAGCATGAGCGCGACCAACTGGGCGTCGTAGTCGTCGGGAAGATCGCCCTTGAGGTCATCGCCCCACGTTTCGAGGTCGGTGAGGTTGCGGGCCATCTTGAACTCGACGACCCGGCGGCTCGCACCCATGACGCCGCGCCGGTCGAGGGTGGCGATCGCGGGAAACCCGAACTTGTCGGGGTCGACGTGGGCTTGCACCTCGCCGGGCGACAGGAGCCACTCGGGCCGGTCGCGGCGGTAGCGGGCCGCCGCGAGGTGCTCGACGTCGTGGCCGAGGTCGAACGCGTCACGCGGGGCCTCGGGCGGGGTCAGTCCCTTCATGCGATGCCAGAGTCGAAACGGGGACTCATAGCGGCTCACCGGATCACCGGGCTCGGAGAGGATCGCGGCGACCTTGCTCGGTGTGATGACACGCCGCCACGCGTCGGTGCCCGGCGCGATGAACTCGGGGTCGCGTGGGGTGTAGAACTTGACGCCGCCGGGTTTCCTCACGAGGCCACCGCCTCGGCGGTCGTGATGCCGGTGAACGCGACCGCCGCGAGCGCGGCGCGGCGCATCCTGCACACCTTGCCGATGCCGTCGCGGTGCCAGTGATAGACGACCACCTCGCGGCGCTCGTCGGCGACGGGCTCGCGGTGGGTCTCGACGGCGGCCTTGCACACCGGGCACTGGCGCACGGTGTAGCCGACCCACGCCGGCGCGGCGGCGCTCACGAGGCCGCACCCATACGGGCGGGGAGCCGCAGCGAGTAGCGGGCACCGTAGAGCGGGGGCCGAACAACGTTGGTGCGGCCGTCGCCGCGGCGACGCTCGGGAATGCGCCGGTTGTGGAGTCGCTTGGCGAACGTGTTGAGCGACAGTCCGAGGATGGCAGCAATTTCCTCGTCGAACCGGCCGAGGGCGCGGTGGTCGGCGACGATGTCGGGGAAGTCGTCGCCGACCTTGCGCCACCGCGGATCGGTGTGCAGGGGCAGGCCGTCGGGCTCGGCGGCCGGGTCGTCGATCATGCCGGCGGTGTCGTCGTCGTCGATCGCCCACGCCAGCGGCGCGGCGAACCGGTTGCGGCGGCCGAGTTCTCGGGCCTCGTCGCTGGGGCCGGGGGTCATGTGCCAGCGGTCGAACAGGTCGGCCAGCAGGCCGGCGAGTTCGGTGTCGATCACGATCGGGTCGCCAAACGCAAGCTCGCGCAACAGGTCCTCGGTGTAGCCGAGGACGTTGGCGAGGATGTCGAACGGATAGCCGATGCGCACGAGGGCCCGTAGCCGGCGCACCGGGCCGACCGCGTCGACGAACATGCTCTCGGGGATCGGCAACGCGAGCAGGGCCGCGGCGATGCGACTGCTCATCATGTGCCGGCTCGGGTCACCGGTGCGGGCGGTGCCGCGTTCGGTGCGGTCGGGGTTGATGAGCGTCAGCACGCGGCGGGTCTCGACGCCGGCGAGGCGGGCGATTTCGCTGGGCGGTAGGCCGGCGGCGATGAGTTCGGCGACGTGGCCTCGTACCGGTGCGGCCGGCACCCGTTGGGGGCTCCGGTTGTTATCTTGCGTAGCGAACACGGGGTGTCCTCTCGTGTTTCGAGAGCGCCGGCCTGGCGAGCACACCGGGCCGGCGCTCGCCCGTTATGGGGTGGTGGTGGGGTGGCCCGCCGGCGGGTGGGAGTTGTCCCCGCCGGCGGCCCCGTCGTCGGCCGCTTCTTGACCGACGAACGCTTGATGCCGCTGGGCGGCGTGGTGGAGAGCGGCCTCGATGGCGACCTCGGCGATCCGGTCGAACGCCGCCCGGTCGAGTTCCAACTCGGGGAATGTGTCGCGTACCGCGTAGCTGGCGGCCTCGATCGCGCCGCCGAGCTCCTCGGGGGGCGAGTCGAGCAGGTTGTCGACGGCCGGGCCGCTCATCATCGGCCCGAGCCGCGCGGGGTCCGGGCCCGCGGCCGGGGCAGCGAGGCCGTCGCGGATGTCCTCCAAGACACCGAGGAGCTTGCGCTCGAACGGGGTAAGCCGCTTGTTGGCCTCGGCGTCGAGGCGGCGCGCGATCTGCTCGCGTGCCTCCTCCTCGGCCTCTTGCGCGGCGCGCACCTTGGCGGGGTCGTCGGCCCATCCCATGCTGGTCTCCTCGATCGGGGTCGGTTATCGGGCGAACGGCGGCACATAGCCGCCCTTGCGGTAGGTGGCGTTTGGGCTACCGGGGATCGGCCGCGGGCACGTCGGGCCGGCGAGTAGGTGCGCTTGCATCCGCCAGGGCCCGAACCGCAGCGAGGGGGCCGCCATCGTGACGAACCCGCACCCGCGAGGGCAGTCGAGGAGTTCGGGCTCGGTGCGCGGGCAGGGGGCCGCGCTCACGAGGCGCGCTCGCTCACGTAGTCGTCGAGGCGGCGGCGTGCAGCAACCACCTCGGCGTAGAGGCGCACGGCCTCGCCGTCGAGGAGGTAGGTCGCGCCGACCTTGCGGGCCGGGATCTTGCCGGTCGAGGCGAGGTGTTGGAGCGATCGCTTTGAGAGACCGTGCTTTTGGGCGGCCTCGGTCGCTGTGAGGTCAGGTGCAGGGGGAGGCATGGCGACAATCATGCGCACACGCACACTTTGACGTCAACGACCGCAATGAGTGCGCAGCAGCAAATAAGGCCCGACGGTTACCGTCGGGCCTTTGCTAGGACTGCACTCTCGTGTCGCGTGGAGGGATTAACGCAAACATTGCGCGATTACGCCGAACGTGGGATATTTCGTGCTATGACACACGCATTTGAGGCGGGAGAAATTCCCCCGATCCGGCTTAAGCACCGGTTGAGAATTGCGCGCGAGGAGGCCGGCCTCGAACAGGTCGAGCTCGCCGAGCGGATGGGCGTTTCACGCAACGTAATCAGCAACGCCGAGTCGGGACGCACGGTCCCCCGCAAAATCGTCTTTAACGCCTGGGCGTTGGCGACAGGGGTGCCGGTGAGTTGGCTAGAACGCGGCGTCGGCGACGTGCCACCCGGCGAGGGCGGCCCCGAGGGGGGCGGCGAAGTGCGCCCGGAGGGATTCGAACCCCCAACCTTCTGTTTAGGAGCAAGGCCCGCAAAACCGCAGCTAACTCTCGTGCCATCGCCAGGACCCGAGGCCGTCGGGGGGCCTCGGGTCGAGGTGAGGGCCGCATGAGCGCCGCCGCGCACCGCCGACCGGCCGGCGACCCGGCGCACCGCCCGCCAGTTAGCTCACCGCCGCGACTCCTAACCCTAAAAACTCCCTGTGAGCAAACTGGGAATGTGGTTACCCCTCGCCCGAGGTCGAGTGAAAGCGAGGGCACACAATTGGTCATCCAGAAAGTGACGGGGCCGGCACCGACGGCGGCCCCGGCGGCCTGGCGGGAACCGTTGCGGCGCTATTTCGAGGTGCTGGCCGCCTCGGGATACCCGGCGACAACCTTGGCGACACGCGGCGCGCATTTGCGCCGCATCGCCCGCGAACTCGGCGTGTCACCCGGCGCGGTAACCGGCCCGCGGCTGGTCGGATTCTTTGCTCGGCAAGAACATTGGGCCCGAGAAACTCGCCGCGGCTACCGCGCGTCGTGCGTGTCGTTTTTCACCTGGGCGCACCGCGAGGGCCTCATCGAGTCCAATCCGAGCCTCGATCTGCCCTCGGTGGCGGCCGCCCGGCCCGCCCCGCGACCGGCCCCCGATCGGGTGTATCGGGAGGCGTTGTTGGCCGCGCCGCCGCGCGTCATGGTGATGTTGCGCCTGGCAGCCGAGGCCGGGTTGCGCCGCGCCGAGGTCGCCCGACTGCACACCGAGGACCTCACCGAGGGCCTCGACGGGTGGGTGCTGTTGGTGCACGGCAAGGGCGGCAAGGTGCGCACCGTGCCGATCACCGACGAGCTCGCCGCGCTCGTGGGGGCCGGCGCGGCCGGGCACACGCCGGGGGCCCCGAGCACCGGGTGGCTGTTCCCCGGCGATGACAACGGGCACCTGTCGCCGCGCTATGTCGGCAAGTTGTGCGCCGCGGCGATGCCGGCCGGGTGGACCATGCACAAGTTGCGGCACCGGTTTGCCACGCGGGCGTTTCGCGGCACCCGCAATTTGCGGGCGGTGCAGACCTTGCTCGGGCACGCCAGCGTGGCGACGACCGAGATATATACCGCCGTCGACGACGCCGAGGTGCGCGCGGCGATGCTGGCGGCCAGCGAGCCCACCGCCGAGCGCGGCGGCCGGGGCCGGCGGGCCCTCGGGGTCACCTCGGCGGCGATCGCCATGGCCGCGTTGTGGCTCGGGATCACCGATGCGGCCCCGCAACCCGGCAGTGTGAGCGATCACACACCGGCGGCCCCGCCGTGGTCGACCGAGCGGCCCGGCATGTGGCCGCACCCGCCCGGCGGCGTCGAGCTCGCGGCGTGAGCACCGCGAGGGCCGGGTTTCGCCGCCGGCGATCCCAGCAACGGTAAGGCGCACCGTAACGCCAGCGAGGCCCCGAGGACTGCTCTCCTCGGGGCCTCGTTGATGTGCGGGGCTACGGTTCGAGCGGCACCCGCATCACCGCGTGACTCGCCACCTCGGGGTGGTCGTCGAGCACGCCAGGCCCGGTGGGGCCGTAGTCGTCGATGGTGATGCCGAGGCGGGCGGCGAACTCGACGAGCTTGCCGATCGCGCCGGCCTCGGTGCGGTGCGCACTGATATAGCCGCCGGCCCCGTCGACGAGGTCGAGCTCGGCGATGTAGACGACCGCGCCGTCGCCGAACGCCTCAAGGTCGACCGGCAGTGACATCGGCAGGGCTCGGGTCGGGGGCTCGATCTGGCGGGGAGTGCGCATCGGGGGGCTCGCTTTCGGGTCGGGGATCGCTCGGGGGTGGGTGGGTGGGGCCCCGGCCGACGGTAGCGGCCGGGGCGAGCGGCTCACTCGCCGAGCCACTCGGCGACGCGGGCCGCCTTGTCGCGCGCCGCGGTGCCGATGAACGCGGCCAGGCGGCCGGCCGAGGTGCCGGTGCCGACGTTGTATTGCGCCGAGCGGACCTGGCCGGCCTCGGAGTAGCTCACCCCGACATATTCCGCGCCGCGAACGAAGCTCGCGCGGCGGTCCTCACGGAGGCGGACGTGCCAGCCGTTCGCGCGGGCGACCTCGACGAGGGTCTCGCGGGCGGGGGCCTTGGGCTTGGCGGTCATGGTGTCTCGCTTTCGGGTCGGTGTCTCGGGGGGGTGGTGAGCCCTCAACATAACAAGTTTTCGGTAGAACACGCAACACTTGGTTGGTTGCGAGCTCGACAGCCGTGCTGTAGCGTGAGCATCTCACGACCTGATGCACTCGCTACCGACCCGAGGAGCTCCCGATGCTGTACTTCGCCAACCCGACCACCGTCGCCGAGCCGGCCATGCGGGCGGGTCTCCTCGGATTCATCGCCACCCCCCGCCAGGGCAACCGGCGGCCCGCCGGGGTGCGGTGGTGCGCCGATAACGGGTGCTTCTCGGACAAGTTCGATGAGGGCAAGTGGTGGGCCTGGCTGGTCGCCAACGCCGGCGACGCCGCGGATTGCTCGTTTGCGGTGGCTCCCGATGTCGTCGGCGATGCGGCCGCCACGTTGCGGCGCTCGCGGCCGTGGCTGGGCCGTATCCGCGAGCTCGGTTATCGGGTCGCGTTCGTCGCCCAAGACGGCATCGAGGACACCGAGGTCCCGTGGGATGAGTTCGACGCGTTGTTTGTTGGCGGCTCGACCGAGTTCAAGCTCGGCGCGGTGGCCGCCTCGGTGATCCGCGAGGCCAAGGCCCGCGGCAAGTATGTGCACGTCGGCCGGGTCAACAGCCGCAAGCGTTTCATGCAGTTCGCCGAGCTCGGCGTCGACTCGGTCGACGGCACATTCCTCACCTTCGCCCCGCAGCAGAACATCCACCGGCTGTTGACGTGGGTGCACGAGCTCGCCGGCCGGCCCGAGGCCGTCGCGGTGCACGCCGCGGCCGCCCGCCGCGAGGCCGCCGCCGCCAAGGCCCGCAAGCTCGACCGCCTCGTCGCCGCGGTCCCCGTGGCGGTGGCCGCCTGAGGTCCGTAGGGGTGTGGCGGTCGCTACAGGCCGCCTGTCCCCTCACCTCTGTAGCGTTCTCAACAGTCCGATCGTCGCACCCGCAACCCGAGAGGAGGCCCCGCCGTGAAACTCACCCTCACCTGGGCCCCGGATCACGCGCACACGCGGCTCGCCCGCTGGCAAGTGCGGGTGCTCGCCCGCTGGGAGCGCGACCGCCAGGCCGCCGCCCGCCGGGCCGAACGCGACCGATGACAAGCCACCCTCGCCCGTCGCCGCCGGCCGACGGGAGCACCGAGGGCCTCGACCCACGCCGGCACCCACGAGAGGACACACAACGATGACGACTCAACCCACCAAGGCCCGCCGCGCGCTTACCCGCGCGTGGTGGTCGATCGTGGTCGGCGCGACCGCCGCCGGCGCGATGTTGCTCGCCGAGCCGCCCGAGGCCACCGCCGCCCCCGGCGTCGGGTGCCAGGAGGTGTTGTGGGGATTTTTCGCCTCGCAGCGCCGCACGATCTGCGACGGCCCGCTGTTGTCCGACGGCAGTTGGATGCGCACCCGCACGATCTGGTCGCCGCGGCGGTGGGTGCCGTTGCGGTGCAACCTGTATTCGGGGTATTGCTCGGGCGGATACTGGCAGGAGCCGAGCGGCACCCAAGAGGTCTACCCGGTGCGACCCGAGACCGTATTGCCCGACGAGCCCGGCCACCTGTTGCCGGTGTAGAGGAGACGAAACCCGATGACAACCAACAACGCCGAGGGGGCCGGGGTGATGGCGGGCGGTGCGCTCGCCGCCGCGCTGGCCGACCTCGACCTCGACGTCGCGAACACGATCGACACGCTCGGGTGGCTCGACCAGGACGGCCCCGAGGCGCTCGGTGAGGTGGTCTCGGCCACGATCGACCTCGGCCGCCAGGTGCGCCGCCTGATCGCGATCATGCGCCAGCAGGAGGCCGGCGGTGCCTGAGACCAGCGGCCGGCAACGATCCGGCACATGCAAGGTGTGCGAGGGGCCGGTGCGGTCCTATCCGGTCCCCGTCGACGACGAGGGGGCTACGGTCGCCGACAATGACACCGACCGGTGGGCGCACCTGAACCCCGCCGATTGGATGGACAACCCCCACGCACCCGACCCACAGGAGAACAGCACCGATGCGGATCACCACGGAGAGAACTGAGCTCGTCGTCGAGGTGTTCGAGGTCCCCGACGAGTTGCGCTCGGCGACCGACGCCGAACTGTTGGCGGTCGCCGAGCACCGGGCCCCCGTCGAGGGCCGCCGCCAGGTGGTCGGCGACCGGGTGGTCGTCGACCGCGGCGAGGACGACATCGAGCTCGCCGCGGCGGCCTACCGGGAGGCGCGGGCGGCCGTCGAGCGGGCCGAGGCCCGCGCCAAGGCCCTCGTCGTCGAGACCGCCGGCGAGGGCACCCGCAGCGAGGCCGAACTCGCCAAACTGTTGGGCGTCGACCGGATGACGGTGCGCCGGTGGCGAGGCAAGTTGTGAGCGGGCAGCGGGTCGACCTCGGCGAGGTCGACGTGTTCCCGCGGGCCGAGGAGGAGGCGGCCCGGCCCCGTGCCTACCTCGGCGACACCGACGCCGCGCCGCCGAACCTACTGCGACCCAACCCGCTCGGCGGCCTCACCGACGGCGGCCTCGCCGAGGCCGGGTGGCATTTTCTCGGCGTCCTCGCACCCGACGACCAGTAGCGCACGCGGTGCCGTAGCGGGCCGGTCCCCGATCGTGGGGGCCGGCCCTCGTCGTGTCGGGGCCCGGTGGCAGGCCCACAGTGAGGCCACGATGATCGCCGCGACACCGAGCGTCGAGAGGGCCACGGTGCCGAGGATGAGCGCGGCGAGCTCGCCGCGGGTCCAGACCTCGCACACCGCGGCGGCGGTCATGGTGCCGGGGTGAACCTGGCGACCGTGGTGAGGTCGACGATCGGCGGCTCCCACTCGGGGGCCTCGTGGTCGGTGATGGTCGGGGCCTCGAAGTGAAACCCGGTGTAGCGGTAGGTATTGCCGAGGATCGTGATCGGCCCGAACTCGACCCGCCACACGAGCCGCGAGCCCTCGGGCAGTTGCAGGGCCGCGGAGTTCGCCAGCAGCGGCACCCCCTCGGAGTTGCGTTGCTCGTCGATGTCACCTTGGGTCGGCGGGTCAGTCTCCCCGGCCGGGGCGTTGTCGCGGGGCAGGCGCAGCACCCCGGTCTCGATGCGAGCTACCGCGCGGGTCAGTAGCACCGTCATCGGCGGGGTGTAGTCGGTGAGCCGTAGCTCGGGCACGCCGGGGTCGAGGCGGCCGGCGGTGTCGGCGACGAGCGGGGTGAGCACCACCTCGCCCCACGGCCGGAACGCGTCGGGGCTCATGCCGACGTCGAGGGTGTCGGGCACCACGCCGCGGTAGTGGCCGGTCAGTTGGAACCACGGCAATCCGGCAAGGTCGGCCATCGGTCAGAACCTCCTCGGGGGGTGGCGGCGGGTGAGGCGGATCGAGCGCCACAGGTAGCCGATGGCGAACGCGCACGTCGCCGCGGCGGCCACCCCGGCGACCCATTGGAGCTCGAACGCTCGGGCGTGCAGGGCGCGGGCGATCGTGAGCGCCATCCACCACGCGAACAGCGCCAGCAGCGGCCAGGTCGCCGACCGGAGCCCGGTCACCGGCCCCGCCCGCATGTCGGGTCGGGGATCGGGTTGCTCGCCCGCTCCTCGACGTTGGCGGCCTGCTCGGCGCTGATCGCCTCGATGCGCTCCCGCACGCTGGCCGTGGTCTCGATGAACTGGCGAGTGCGGGCCCGCTCATAGGAGCGGTAGGCCGGGTGGCTGTTGTCGAGGTCGGCGAGCTCGCCGGGCGGGTTGAGCAGATCAGCGAGCCACAACGCCTCCTGCTCGGCGAAGTCGGCCAACAGGTCGCGTTGCTCCCGCGAGAGCCGATCATTTTCGGTGGTGATCGCCGAGCGTTGCGCGAGGACCTTGCCAAACTCGGCTTGGCAGTCGGCGAGGCGTTGGGTTTCCACGACCGAGTAGGCGAACACCGCGAACGCGACCGCGCCGACCACCCACACACGGTTGAGACCGCCGATGCGCCGAGGCCCGCCCGGCAACGGTGCGCGGCGGTCCTGATACCGGGCCTCGGCGTAGGCCCATACGCGTTGCAGTGCGATACCGACGAGCACGCCGATACCGAACCGCACCGAGAACAGGTCGGTCACAAGATCAATCATCGAGGCCCCCCGCCTGGTCGGTGTCCCCGCCCGCCGGTGCCGCGTCCCCCCGCGCGGGCGGGCGGGCCCGCCCCGGTGGGCGGCCCCGCGTCGGCGGCTCGGGCTCGGCGAGCTCGGGGTGCTCGACGGCCTCGGCCAGGCGGTCAGCCTTGGCGTTGGCGGTGTCGGCCTTGACCTCGGCGGCTTGAGCGGTGGCCTCGGTCTCCTTGTCCCGCTTGGATTTATCGCTGGCGACCGAGGCGAACCACACGCCGACCGTCGGACCAAGCAGGTTGACCAGCGCCACCGGGGCCTCGCCGAATACCTCGAACGCGACATAGGTCGCGAACACGATGAGCGCGCCGATCGCCGCGAGGTTGCCGTTGGAGGCCCACGACCGGTGTCGCGGGCCGCGCCACGGTGCCAACGCTCTAGGCCCGAGGAGTGCGTGGGTGCGCGCTGTTGGGCAACTGGTAGACGAGCCAGGTGCCGAGGGTGATCGTCAGCAGCCAGCGGGCCCACTCACCGCCGTCGGTCGGCCACGGTTGGCCGCCGGCGGTCAGGTCGGCGGCAATGTTGGTGACCAGCAGCGACACGAACGCAAGGATCGCCTTGAGGTATGCGGACACGGGGTTTCCTCCTCGGGGTTAGGCCGCGACGAGCACGCGTTGGGCGTAGTCGCGGACGTGTTGGGTTGCCAGTTGGACGAACGTGGGCCCACCGGGCCATGCCGGGTCGAGGTGGTAGCGGATATGCGGGGCGGTGCCTTGGAACAGGAACGTGAGCGCGATCGTGGCGGCCTTGGCCGCCGCGGCGGTGCCGGTCAACTCGGCGGCGTTGTGGTGCGGGCCGACGAACCCGCCGAGGGATTGGATCAACAGCGGCAACGCGAACGTCGCCAGGCCGGCCGGCCCGCCGGCCAGCGCGCCGAACACCGCCGGCAACGCGATCCCGGCCTTGGCGGCCACCGTCGGGATCATCGAGACGATCCGCAGTGTGGCCGCCGGTATCTCGCGGAACGCGAACCGGGTCACCTCGTCGTAGACGTCATCCATGATGTCGCCGACCACCCCGCCGGGGATCTGGGCGTACATATCGCCCTCGTGGGTGAGCCAGCAATGCCGATAGTCGCGGGGGTCGCCGTAGAGCACCGAGCCGATGCCGCGGCCCCACGGGGCCGGTTGGCCGTAGAACCCGCCGCCGGGCGGGCGGGTCGGGTCACCGAGCGAAAACGAGCACAAGTAGTTCTCGGGGAACTGGTCGAGCAGCCATTGCCGGATGATCGCGGCCACGACCGCCCCGGCCGAGTAGCCGCCGACGCCGACCTTGATCGTCGGGTCGAGGCGGCGGCGGGCCAGAAAATCAGCTTGGGTCGCGGCGACGGCGGCTTGGGTGCCGGCCCACATGCTCGGGTCGCCGATGTGCCCGGCCACCCCGACCGGAATACCGCCCATCGTCGCCGACCACGGCGGGTTGATTTCCTCGACGAGGTCGGCCGCCCCCTGGCACACGAGGCTTACGAGGTCCTGCCCGATCACGCCGCCGGTGCCGCGGAACACGTAGAACGGGAACCGTTTGCGCACCGGCGGGGCCGGCGGGGCGACGCGCGCGACCACGCCGAGTTGCACCTTGGTCGCCCAATCGAGCACGCCGGCGGTGTTGACGTCGGGTGGTTGCCGCTTCCCGGCGAGGACCTCGCGGTGCACGATCGTCTGGAATTGCCGCAGCGCCGCGCCGAGCTCGGCGGTGTATTCGTCGGTGACGCCGAGGCCCTTGCCGTAGCTGTAGCGGCCGAGGGCGGCCTTGGCCGCCGGGATACCGGGATCGCGGTCGCCGACCTGGCTCGGCGGGGCCCACGCCATTACCGGGCCTCGACGAGGTCGGCGAGGCGGGCGATCTCGGCCTCGATGCGGTCGCCCTGCCCGCCGAGGCGGGCCAGGTAGTCGACGACGGTGAGCTCGCCGAGTTGGTCCCACCCCCGCAACTCGGGGCCGCGCTGTTGCTTGAGGATTTCCTCCCACAGTTCGCGGTCGGACCACCCGGTCAGGCCCGGCGCGGGCAGGATCGGCGGATCGGCCGGCGGGGCGACCGGCGGCGGCTCGGTGACCACCCGGTCAAACTCGCCGCGCATGTCCTTTGCCACCTCGGATTGGAACCACCGCATATCGAGGTTGCCGGGGTCCCACTTGCCTTGTGCGGAGCCGGCCCAATCCTTGTGGCCGATGTTGCGGTTGGCCTCGACGCCGAGGCGCAGCGACAACGCCGCGGCGGTGTCGCGCATCGAGACGATCTGGGCGTCGGGCCAGCGTTCGGCCTTGTTGTAGGAGCCGTTCGGGGCGATCGTCGGCCAGGCGCACTCGACGCCGATCATGTGCCAGTTGGCGTTGTTCGTCGGTAGCCACGGGTGCGCGCCGACGCCGGCGTGCCAGCACACGCCGACCGCGACGATCGTCACGATCCCGTTGGGGGCGATGTGGATATTCGACAGGGGCCCCGGCAGGTCGGGGCGGCCGCGGGCGATGCTCTCGGCGGTCTCGCGCGAGTTGCCGGTGTGATGCCACATGACACCGCGGATGTCCTTGAAGTCACCGTGTCCGCGTTGCTGCCACCCCGGCAACGTGCGCAACCGGTCGCCGAGCGCCGGGCGCAGCACGTCCTCTAGCCATACCGGGTCGCCGGTCCATGCCACGGTGCTCTCCTTGTCGCCGGCCATCACGTCGCTCGATTCACGGTATGCCGCGAGTTACGCGTGCGCACGACACGAAGCACACGCACACAACGTTTGCTCATCGGCCGGGCTCGGCCGGGGGGCCCGACCCGAGCGGGCCGATCCACTCGGCGACGATCCGCACCACCGCATCGCCGGGCACCCCGCGGTGGTGCAGGTCCTCGGCCCACCGCCACAACACGACGTCGCGGTCGTGCTTGGCGGCCTCGACCTCGGCCGGTGTCATCGCCGCGAGCTCGGCGTCGGTGAACCACAGATAGGGGTGATCGCGCACCGTGCCGTCGGCGTGCTCGATGCGCAGATACCGGAACTGTTGTCCGTAGCCGGGCGGGGTTAACCCGGAGTGCGCGAACAGGTCAGGCGGGCTCATACCGCAAATCGCTCGTGCGGGTGGCGAGCGAGACCGTCGAGCCGGCGGTCAGCGCGACCGTCGACAGGTTGAGCGCCGCCCCGGCGGTGCCGACGTCGCCTTGGTCGATCACCGTGCCGCCGCTGGTGACGGTGCGGAAGAACGTAGCGATGCCGGTCGCCGCGGCCGTCGCCGAGGCGATCGCCGCCCACGTTGCCCGCGCCACCCCGTTGCCGGCGTCGGCGGCCGAGGCGATCGGGGTCGCCGCGGCGCTGAGTTCACACAACAGGGTGTTGCCCGAGAGCGCGGCCTTGGCCGCGGCCGGCGGGGTGCCACTGTAGAGGCGGATTTTCGGGGAGCTCCCGAGGGCCTCGCGGTAGGTGCTGGTGCCGCCGATCATGCCTTGCGCGACGGCCGGGGTGATGCTGTAGGTCGCCATGATGGGGGTGCCTCCTAGGTCTCGTTGCGGATCGAGGGCTCGAACTCGCCGCCGATGTTCTGGGGATTCCAGCGGTGCAGATGGAACGCCTCGGCCCGGTATTGCTGATCGGTCAGGCCGGCCGCCCGTAATGCCTCGACGGCGGCGACGACCGCGGCGATCGCCTCGGCCTCGGTGGCGGCCTCGGCGACGATCCGCTGATAGTCGGTGAACTCCTCGGAGTGGGCGGTGACGTAGGCGGTCGCCAGGTCCCGCGCGGTAGCGAAGTCTTGCTCGTCGAGTGCCGCCTTGATCGCGGCTAATTCGGTGTTCATGGGTGGTGATCCTTTCGGTTGCTGGGCTCGATAGATACGCAACTAGCGCCGGCCTACGGGGGCGCGGCTTTCCACTCGATCCGGTTGCCGCCGTCGCCGCCGAGGGCCCCGTTGCCGCCGAGGCCGCCGTTGGCGTTGCCGTTGCCGCCCGCGCCGCCCGCGCCGCCGTTGAGGGGCTCGGCATCGACGGGAGACCCGCCGGGTGCTCCTTGGGGGGCCTCGCCGCCGGCGCGGGTCGCCGAGGCCCCGCCCGGTGTGCCGGCCACGACCGCGAACCCCGGCGCGGAACCGCCGCGGCCACCGCCGGCCCCGGCCACGCCGCTACTGTCCGCGCCGGCCGCGCCGCCGGTGTAGGTGGAAACGCCGACAACACCGCTCATCGTGCACACGCCGCCGGTGCCGGCCACCCGGCCACCGCCGGCGCGCATGGTGATCGCACCCGAGGCGAATACGGTGTCGCCGCCGTCGAGGCCGGGCCCGCCGGCCAGGCCGTAGCTCGCCGAGTACGTCGGCCCGAGGGCACTGCTCGGGATATAGAACTCGCCGAAACCGCCGCCGCCGCCGCCGCCGGTGCCGCCCGCGGAGTTGAGCGGGCCGCCGGGGCGGCCACCCGCGCCGGCACCAACCCCCTTGACCCACACGCCGGTAGCGCCGACCGGGGTGGGCTTGTCGACCACCGCGTCGAGCTCGCCGCTGGTGTAGAGCTCGGTGAGCGGTTGGAACTCGCCGGGGGCGTACACCCGGCCCTCGGCGGCGGTGCTCACCATGCCGGGGATCATCGTCGAGAACGCGCCGCCCTCGACCGGGTCGCCGGTGCCGTAGCCGGGATATTTCGCCGAGTTCGGCAACAGGTACTCGGCGAGCTCGAACCAATAGAGCGTCATCGAGGGGGCCGTGGGCACCTGGTAGTTGGTGAATACCGAGATGACGGTGCCGGTGGTGGGCTCGACCATCGTGCCCGAGTCCGCGCCGATCCACGAGCCACCGTGCCCGAGCCAGGAACCGACCCGATAGAGCCCGTAGCCGTAGCCGTAGTGGTCGGGGCTTTGCCCGTGCAGGCCCCACGGTGCCATCGGGTGCTCGTGGAATGTCGAGAGGAGCTTGTCGTGCATCGCCGGGCTGAGCAGGGTGCCCTCGCGGATCGTGCGGCCCCACTGGATCATGTCGCTGATAAGGCTCACCCCGGCCCCCGAGGCCCATACCATCGCCGGGTTTTGGACGGTGACGTTCTGGGGCCAGGCCAGGCCGATCGCCGACAAGATCACGTTGTTGTGCCAGAGGCTCGCCGCCGGGGCCGGCAACCCGCCGGTCGCGGTGGGAAACGAACTGTTGACCATGCCGGCCGCGGCGAGCACGTCTTGAGCGATGATCTGGTCGCAGCGGCGGCCGTGCGAGTCAACAGCTTCGAGGACGCGGCCGAGGAGGAAATAGTTGCTGTTGGTGTAGTGGTAGCCGCCGCCGGGCGGGAACATCGGCGCGCCGGCCTTGATCCGGCCAATGATGTCGTCGACCGACAGGGCCATCGCCGGGTTGATGTAGAAGCTGAACCCGAGACCCGAGTCGAGTTGGTAGTCGTACACCCCCGAGGTCATCGTGAGCAAGTGCTCGATGGTGATGATCGTGCCGTTAGGCACGCCGGGCACGAACTGTTCGAGGGTGTCGGTGAACGCCAACCGGTCATCGTCGATGGCCTGTAGCACCGCGTGGGCGGTCCACATTTTGGTCTGTGAGGCGATGCGGTAGTGCCGATCGGGGGCGGTGGTGCCGTTGCCGTAGCTCTTGAACAGGTAGCCGCGCGGGCTCACGATCGCGATCGTCACGCCGGGCCCCGAGGCGCGAGCTCGGCACTGGGCCATGATCGCGTCGATCGCGGCCTCGTCGGCGGCCGACATCGGATTCTGCTCGGGTGTCGGGTCGAGTGTCTGCGCGCCGAGGGTAAACGGCACCTTCGCCCCGACGTTGCCGGCCTTGTCGACCGGGGCGGCGAAGAACTGGCCGGTGTAGTCGGTGCTGGCATCGAGGCCGGTCACCCGGAAGTCGGCCCAATCGCCGCCCTCGGGGATCGGCACCGAGTTGAGTTGGGTGTCGGTGTTGTCGGGGTTGCGGCGGTAGAACAGGTAACCGTCGAGGCCGCTGATCTGGTTAGCCATCCACGCTCCCCCCCACGCGCAACGTGAACGCGTTGTTCGTGGCCGCGACCACCTCGACGATCGTCGGCGGGCCCGGCGGGGTGGTGTCCGCGCCGGTCGATTGATTGGGCACCGAGGCCGCGCGGAACCGCAGCCAGGCCGCGGCCGCGCCGCCGTCACCGCCGCGCGGGATCACGATCCCCCGCCCACCGCCGCCACCGCCGCCCGGCGAGATACCGGCCCCGCCGGGGGTGTTCTGGGCGCTACCGCCGCGGTAGATGCGGCCGTTGTAGCTGTACTCCCCGCCGTCGGCGGTGCCGCGGCCGTGCCACCGGCCGAACGGATCGTGTGATTGCGGGCCCGAGCCCGGTTGCGCGGTCAGGGCGTGGCCGGGGACCGCGACCGTGATCGAACCGTTCGAGTTGACGGTGACGGTGACCACGGTGACGCCGGCGGTGTAGTGCACCCCGTCTTGCCAGGTGCTCGCGTTGAACTTGCCGGCGGCCCCGCCTTGCCCGAAGAACCCGAGCACGCCGTCTTGGCCGTCTTGGCCGCGGCCGACCGCGACCGCGTCGAACCACGCCGCGAACTCGGGGATCACCTGGCTATAGGTGTGCAGCACGTAGACGGTCTCATCGGAGCCGGCGACGTTGGTCAGTTGCGAGGCCGCGTTTTCGAGGTCCTCGGCGCTCGCGCCGGTGACCTTGCGGCCGAGGATGCCGCTCACGAACGCGTCGACGATCTTGCGCATGTCGCCCGACATGGTGTTCGAGCCGAACAGGCCGGGGATATTGGCCGGGTTGAAGTTCGCCAACGCCTCGGCGACGTCGGCGATGCCGGCCCCGACGATCGGGAACCCGCGCGCGGCGCTGGCGATCGTGTCGAGCAGCGCGTCGCCCTTGCGGTCGAGGGCCTGCAACGCGTCGCGCAGGCCGGGCACCGCGGCCAGGTCGGCGACGTGCTCGATCTGGGCGTCGTCGAACCAATACTCGCCCGACAGGGCCGCCTCGGTGATCGAGGGCCGCCATTGGATCGCGTCGACGCCGGCCGGCACGGTGTAGGTGCCCATGAGCGGTTGACCGGGCCACTCCAACGTCGGGATCGCCGGGGTGTAGGTGTCGACCTCGACGAGGGGGAGCTCGGCCTCGCCGTTGAACGGCCGCACGTGCAACATGACGGGCACCCCGTCGGGGGCCACGACGGCCGCGGCGTGGGTGACATAGATCAGCTTGCGGATCTTCTGCCCTTCGGCCACCGGTATCCGGTCGCCGCGGTCACGGCCGGTGTTGAGGGCGTGCGGGGTGCCGTCGGCGACGACGTGCGCGCTACCGCTGCCATCGTCGGAGCGTGAGGTGCTCATGTCGACCGACCAGTCGACCGCCGGGGCGATCGCGTCGGCGGTGAACCGCGGATTGATCGCCAGGTTCGGCGAGACCGCCGACAAGGAGCCGGCCGGCACGATCGGCAACAGGCCGGGGAAGATGCTGCCGAACAGGTTGGCGGCGTTGATGGGTTGCCCACCGTTGACGAGCCGCCCGACCAGGCCGGCGACCTCGCCGAGCGCGCCGCCGAGGTTGGCGATGCCGAGGTGATTGCCGATCGTGTCCAGCATGGATTGGGCGAATTGCACCGCCGGGCCGCCGGTGGTCACGACGTTGATGAGCGAGGTCACGAACTGCTCGGGACCCGAGAAGTCGATCCCGGTGAGCAGATAGATCGCCTCGACGGCATCGCCGCTGAGCGACTCGATCGCCTCGCGGATCTTGCCGCCGGCGGTGAGCACGGTGTCACCCAACGCGGATTGGTAGTCCAGCGGGGAGCGCAGCGGGTTGCGCAGCGAGGTCTCGCCCGCGCCGCGGGCGAGGTCGGGGTTGCCGAGATTCTCGGGGAGTTGGCGACTAACGACCACGGTCAACTCACCGGAAAGAGCTTGACGTCGAGGTGCGATCCGGCGGTGCGGTAGACGATCGAGCCGTTGCCGCCGACGCGGGTCAGCAGCACGTAATAGACCATCGACTGCCCGGCCGGCACCCGCCCGACCGCACTGTCGGGGGCCACCGCGCGGCTCGGGTCGGACTCATCGGACCAGTGCTCGTGAATGTGGGCGACGGTTTCGAAGTCCAGAGTTCCGGGGTCATAGAGGGCGCGGGCGCATAGTGCGCCGGTCTCGGGGGCGTCGGTCGACCCGTGCGGCAGGCACCGCACCTGCACCTCGACCTGGGCGTTGTTGAACAGGCCAGATCGCTTCCACCGGACCTGGCCGCCGATCGAGGGATAGTAGGCCTGATCTTGGCCGGGGATGATGAGCGTCGCGATGACGTTGTGGGTCGACCCGTAGGTCGAGGCCGGCCCGAACGAATACTCGGGCACCGAGAACATTTTGGCCGCCCACGGGGAGTTGTCGGCGGGCCGGAAACCGGGCTTGCCGACGCCGCCGGCCATCGCCGAGAACGCGACTCCTTGGCCCTCTTGGAACGGGCCGTACACGTCGGGGGCCCCGAGCATCGAGGTCGACGGGCCCGGCGGGCCGGGGATGATCGGCACGTCGACGGTGAACAGCGGGTCGAGGGTGCCGCCGCTCTCGGCCACGTTGAGGGGTAGCGGGTAGGTGATGCCGCCCTCGGGGGGCTCGACGCCACGGAAGATGAACCCGACGTCGGGGGTGGGGCCGGGCGGGCCGGGGATCGCGCCGAGGATCGTGCGGTATCCGGTGCCGGTCCAGATGTGCCAATAGCCGTCGATGTACCAGGCGCGGCCGGCGTCGGAGGGCTTGAGCGCGTTGGGGCCGCTGGCCGGCGGTAGGTCGACGATCCGGGTGATCGTCGAGTTCCACTCGGGCCGCCAGAACGGGGCCGGGTCGCCCTTGTCGCCCTTGTCGCCCTTGATCGCATCGAGCACGATGTTGTCCTCGCCGGGCATGAGCGTGAACGTGCCGACGATCGTTTGCGGGTCGCCGGGGTTGCGCGGGGCGATGTAGAACAGCACGCGGATAAACCGCTCGCCGACGAACAGCGGCTCGGTGGGGATCATTCCCAAGCTAGGGGCCGTCATGGTTTCCTCTCCTGGTCGAGCTTCTCGGCCCACGGTTCGGGGTCGGTTGCCACGGTCTTTTGGTCCTCGGCCCACTCGGTGCCGGCGGCGAACATTTCGACCATTGCCTCGCGGACGTCGTCGCTCACCCCGCGCATCGCGTTCTCCTGCAACGCCTTGATGCGGGCGCGGGCCTCGGCTTGGGCGTCGCGGCGGCGGTCGCCGGCCTTGTCGTGTTTGGTCAGCACCCACTTGATCGAGTCGGTGTGCAGGCCGTCGGGGTTGCGCACCGGCCGGATGAACGCTCCGGTGCCGGTGGCCTCGTCGAACGGCGGATAGCCGGCGTCGGCGTCGACGCCGGCCAACGCCTGATGCAACGCGAGTTGCTGCAACAGGTCCTCGGGCAGGCCCATCCCCCACCCTTGCGGGCCGACCGCGTCGCGCAACGTCTCTTTGATCCGCTCCCACCGCGCGAACAGCGCGTCGAGCTCGGCTTGGGTGAACTCCCGCTCATACGGAAAATTCGGGAACACCCGATTGCCTCGGGTTTTCTTGCGGCGCAACCGTGCAGCTTTGCTCACTAGAACAGGTCCCCCGATCCGGCCAGCAGCGCGGCGAAGTTGGCGATGTTGCCCATCGTGCGGAACCCCCGCGCGACCGGGTCCTCCTCACGGGTGTCGTCGCCGAAACCGATCACCGGCCGGCCGACCTCGGTGCGCGATCCCTCGGCGCGGATCGAGAACACGTTCTCGGTGTAGACCACCCCGCGGATTTCGGCGGCCACCGCGTCGCCGAGCCAGTAGTCCTCACCGAGGATGTAGGGCTGGGCGTCGCCGACGTCGAACTTCTGCGACCGGTAGGCCTTCATCGCGGCATCGCCGGCGGCGATGTCCTGTATCGCGTTGACGGTGTACGCCGACCCGTGGCCTTGGTGGAAATACTCGCGGAACGCATACGATCCGGCTTTGCTGGACCGTAATGGATTTACATAGCGTTGAAATGCAATAAAGACGTCATCTAATTGGCCCTGATATAAATTGTCGAGGCCCTCGACGCCGGCCGCCTCGTAGCCCATTACCACCTGGGCCAGCTGCGATATCCCATATCTAATGGCAAATGTGATCGCCTGATTTACCCATTGAGGCGATTTCCCGCCGACGATAATGTCGGTGGCTTGCGATTTATGAATGACGAATTTCGATTTGCGGACATTGCCATATCCGACGTCTCGATACACGAACGGGGTCGGCTTGGGGGCGACGAGGAGCAGCTTGCGGAAGAACGGGTCGACCTCGTTGTCGCGGTCGGCGTCGATCGGGATCAACGTCTCGGTGATGAGGTCGTCGAGGGTCGCGGCGAACAGGTTGATCGCGCCGTCGACGAGGGTGCCCGTCGGCCCGGACACGCGGCTCTTGTTCTCGAACGAGAGGATCACGCACGCGCGGGTCGGCTTGAGGGCCTCGGCCAGCGGCCCGAACATGGTGTAGGGGGCCGGGTCGCCCGGTAGCCAGGTGTAGGCCCGGCAGATCACCGAGGCGTCTTGCATCACCGGTGAGAGCACGGTGTGCGCGTCTTTCCACCGTGCGCCGATGGTGCACCACCGCGATTGGTCGAAGATCGGATTGACCGGCATGACTTGCACCGGCCAGTTGAGCGGCGAGATGTTTTGCAGCCACGTCTCGGGGGCGAACAGGTTGCGCGGGATCGGGTGGAAACCGTTGAGGGTGAACAACCTAAAGCAGTTGATGAACGTGCTGATCGCGCACGTCGACACCGTCGGGCCGCCCCACAGGAACATCTTTGGCAGCTGCACCTCCATCGGGGCGATCGGGTTGGCCGCCAGATAGATCCCCTTGAGGTGGCGTCGGTTCGAGATGCAATTCAGCGTGGTCGTCGAGGCCTCGCCGGGGTTGTCCTCGCCCTCGATGGTGACGACCTTGCCGCCCCACCGCATACGCCAGTCGTGCGGCTTGTCGGGGTCGGGGTCAATCGTGAGGTGGATGTCCTCCTCGTCCCCGATCTGGTAGGTCAGAATCTCGCGCAGCCAATCCATGTCGCGGCCCGAGAACGTCACCCGTGCCTCGCCGTCGTCGGTGGCGAGCTCCTCCCAACTCCACCGGTCGAGGTTCTCCAGCCGGGCGATGAAATTGAATTCCTTGTCCCACACGCGGATTAGCGGGGCCTTGGTGCGCCGGTTCATGTAGGCGAACCGGCGCTCCAGCAAGTGCATCCGCAACTCGGGGGAGAACTCGCCGGCCTCGGTGCGCGGGTCCAGCGCGCCGCCGACCGCGCTCACCACCCGATCGAGCAGGCCGGTCATGCGAGCGCGCTTTCGAACCGTTGGGGCACCTGGCACCAGATTTGCCCGCCGGGCTGTTCATGGATCACCGGCAACGTCGCCACACTGCGCGGCGGGATCGGCACCGAGAATCCCTGGCCGCGGAACCGTTGCAGCAGCGGCAATCCCGAGTCGCCGTATTCGCCGAGCAGCCAATCGAGGAGCTCGCTTTTGCGTACGAACTTCTTGAGCAGGTTGTCGACGGGGTCCTTGGCGGTGATCGCGATGCGGTGCGTCGGGTCGGTGTCGATGATCGCGTGCTCGCCCGGTTCGAGCTCGGGGATCTCGATCATGTTCGCGTCGCGTTGGCGGGTGAACGTGCCGAGTATCTCGTCGACGAACGGGATACCGAACAGCTTGCCGATCCGCGGCCAATCGTCGAGGGGGTTGCGCTCCCCGGTGGTGAACGCGTTGGGGCCGTCGGGCAGCCACACCTTGCCCGGCGCGGACACAAAGAAGATCGGCCAGGCCGGTTCGGTGCCGCGGTTGGCGATGCGGATCGAGCCGAGCCGAGAGCCGCCGTGCACCGGCCGCACGAACGGCGGCGGGGACACGTCGGGTCGTCGCCAGCGGGGCTCACCGTCAACCGCGAGAATCACCTCGTGCAACGCCACTTTCTGATAGGCCGGATCGTCGGGCAACGCACACTTGGGTGCTTCGAGCAGCTGCATCGGCAACCACAGTTGGCCGTGCCGGCGGGTGGTCACCGAGAAGAACCCCGTTGCGTCCTTTTTGCAGCCGGCCCAAAACCGGGTCTCGGTGTCGTACCAGCCGAGGCGCGTCGAGTTCATGAGCCCGAGGGTGAAAGAGATTTCGCGGCGGCCGTCGACGGTGCGCTCGAACCGGGGCGGCCCGTAGGCCGGGGTTGTCCACACCCCCTCGAACGGCACGTGCACCATGCCGTCGATCGGGCCGGTGATGAACGCCCCCTCGGTGCCGGCCATCGTGCCGGTCAGCGGCCAATAGCGGCCGTCGGAGCCGATCCACGCGCACGAAACCCCCTCGGCGCGGGCGGCGTCGGACAGTTGGTGCCACTCGACGTGGCGGCGGTGACCGGAGACGGCCGGCGGCATGGTCGCGGTCATTTGCCCATCACTCCGGGGTTTTGTTGGTAGGTGTTGAGCCGCGGTGTCTTGAGCAGCGTTCGGCGCAACCGCATCTCGTTGGCCTCGGGGGTGCCTTGCGGGTTGTTGATCGTGACGTTCGTCGAGGCGTCGACCGGGCCGGGCGGTTGGCCGGCACCGGCCCCGTGCGCGGCCGGCATCATGGTCGCGACGTCGGGCAGCATCGAGGTCACGCCGGGCACGATCGAGCCGAGGCCCGCGGTGGCCTCCCCGGTGAGGTTGTCCAGCGGGCTCGACGGGGTCCCCGACCACGGGGTGCCATCCCCGTTGGGGTAGCCGACCTGCCACGGGAAACCCTTGCCTTGCGGGGTGTACTTGATGCCGAGCATCGCTTGGGCGAGCTTGACGATCCCGAGCTCGGACGGGTCGGGCAGCAGGTCACCGAGCCCGAACGTGTCCTGTAGGAACGATTTCGCGATCGAGCCGAGCTCGCCGAGTTGGGTCTCCTTGCTCTCACCGCCGCCGCCCTCGGCCGCGTCGAGGTCGGCCTTGGAGAACTTAGTGAACTTGCCGCGGCGAGCCTCCTCTAGCTGAGTGCGCGCGGTGTCCAATTGCCGCTCGACGCGCAGCTTCTCGCTCTCCTTGGCGTCCTTTTTGGCCTCGACCTCGCGTTGGCGGGCCTCGACCTCGCGGACCTTGGCCTCGGCCTCGCGGATCTTCGCCGCGTCGGGGGTGAAATAGCCGGCCTCACCGCGGGCGTTGGTGCCCGCCGTCGACCCGGCCGGCACCCGCCCGAGCAGGGCTTGCGACATGCCGCCGGCCACCCCGCCGCTCGGGTCGCCGCCGCCCACCGGGAGGTGGAATTGCAGCGGGAAGTCTTGCGCGCCAGCGGCGTCGCCGCCGTAGAGCGTCGAGTTGTGGTTGCCGCCCGACTCGACGTTCACACCGTTGGGCAACGTGCCGGCCATGTGCGACAGGCGGCCACCGCCGCCGCGACGTATCCCGATGTTGTAGGCACCGGGCATATAGCCGGGCTGGAAACCGAGAGCCTCGAAATTCGATTCGGTGGTGAAGTGCCGCTTACCGGGGTCCTGCCCGGTCAGCACCGCGTAGATCGCCGATTGCAGGCCCGAGCAGTCGAAACCGGGGCCCACCCCGCCGTAGACGTAGGGCCGGCCGTCGCCGACGGTCTGGGCGAAATAGTCGGCCTCGGCGATGCGTCCGCCGTCGCGGTAGCCGGGCAACATTGCGTGCAACAGGCCCGCCGGCGGCACCCACCCGTTGTTGAGCGCGGCGACCAGCGGGGCCCCGCCGCGGTTCATCGCCGCATCGGTGACGATCCCCTCGCCGGCGCTCACCAGTGCGGTGGGCCGGCCCGCGGCGTCGAGGCCGAGGATCGAGTCGCTTCGGCCGGTGCCGGGCCCCCACAGGCGGCCGTCGCGGGTGCGGCCGGCCACCCCGCCATCACGCAACCCGGCGAGGCTGTTGCCGAGGTCCTTGGCGGCCTGGGCCCCCGGTATCTGCACCGGCCCGATCGAGGTCGGCACCTTCTGCAAGGTGCGCCCGATCCACCGCAACGGGCCCTTGACCGCCTCGATCACCGCGTCGAGGGCCTTCTTGACCACCCCGGCCAGGCCATTCCACACCGACCCGACGAAATTGCGGACGTCTTGGAACGCATCCTTGAGCCGCTGGAATATCGGCGAGATTGCCGCCCACCCGGCGCTAAACGCACCCTTGACGGCCTCCCACGCCGGCAGGATCGCCCCTTGATAGAACGCGGTCGCGGCGTCGCCGACGGCCCCGAACGCCGCCTTGATGCCGTCCCACACCGGGGCCAGTTGGGCCGCGGTGGTGCTCGCGGCGAGCTTGAGGTTGTTCCACATCGGCAGGAGCACCGTGTCGAACACGTAGCGGCCCACCGTCGCCAGCGCACCGAGGCCGGCCTTGATCGCCGAGAACACCGGCGAGAGCGCCGATCCGGCCGCCGAGGCCGCCGCTTTGAGCAGATTCCACGCGCCGACGAACACCCCGCCGATCACCTTGGCGACGCCGGTGACGATCGGCACGCCGGCCTTGAGCGCGGCGAACAGCAGTTGCGCGGCTTTCTGCCCGAGGGTGAACGCCTTGAGCATGAGCGGCACCGTGATTGACACCGCCTTGATCGCGGCCAGCAGCACCCCGCCGAGCACCATGCCGACGAGCTTGAGCACCGGCAACGCCTCGCGGAACGTCGCGCCGACCTGGCGGCCGAGTTCGGTCAGCGGGCCCTTGAGCTTGCCCATGTACTCGGTGAGCGCCGGCATGATCCACCGCTGAAACGCGTCGCCGAGGTCGCCGACGATCCCCTTGACCGGGGCGACGGCCGCGCCGATGTCGGAGAACACCGCCTTAAAGGTGTCGCCGAACTCCCGTATCCAATCGGGGCCGCCGCCGTCGATGATGTCGGTGAACCAATTGCCGATCGCGATCAGCGGCCCGTCGAGCACGTCGAACAGCGCGAGTTTGAACGCCTCCCACGTGTTCGAGAGGGCCTCGACAACGCCGGGCAGGCCTTGCATTTGGGCGGCGGCCATGTCGGCGGCGGCCCCCTCGCGGGTCACCGCGGCCGCGGCGTCATCCCACGCCGCCGCCCCGCCCTTGGCCGCGACCATCGAGGCGCGCATCGCATCGGAGCCGAACAGCACCGCGGTCGCGGCCTGAAATTGTTCCTGAGTCATCCGGCCCGAGGCCTCGGCGACCTGTTTCATCATCGACTCGACGCCGACGAACACCCCTTGCGCGTCGTAGAGGGTCAGGCCGAGTTGCTCGATCGCCCCTTGGGCCGGGTTGCCCTGGTCGGTGATCGCCTGTAGCGACGTTTTGAGCATGGTGCCGGCGTCGGAACCGTTGATGCCCATGCGGGAGAACATCGTTAGGGCGGTGAGGGTGTCCTCGATCGAGACGCCGAACCCGGAGGCCACCGCGCCGCCCTGCTTGAGCGCCATGCCGAGGTCGGTCACCTCGGCCGAGCTCGCGTTGGCCGCCGCGGCGAGCAGATCAGCGACCCGCCCGGCGTCATTGGCCGTGAGCGAGAACGTGTTGATGGCCGCGGATTGGATCGAGGCGGCCTCGGCGGCGTCGAGTTGGCCGGCGGTGGCGAGTTGCAAGGTGCCGCGGGCGGCTTCCATCGCCTGTTGGGCGGTCATGCCGCCCTTGGCGAGTTCGACCATCGCGTCGCCGGCCTGGCGGGTGCTCACCCCGGCGAGTTGGGTGTCGGAGCCGAGCGCGCGGGCGGCCTCGCGCATCGCGTTCATTCGGGCCGTGGTGATTTCGGCGGTGTCGCCGGCTTGGGCGGTCACCCCGGAGAACGCGTTGACCGAGCGTTCGAAGTCGACGCCGGTTTCGAGTGCGCTCGTGAACAGCTTGCCGACCGCGGCCACACTCACCACCCCGGCCACCGCGCCCATGAACGCGCCGCCGACCTTTTTGCCGATGCCGCCGGCCACCCCGGCCAGGCCCGACGCCGAGCCGGCCATCGCCTCGCGGGCCCCGCGCAGCGGGTTACCCACCGCGCCGGCGGTGTTGGTGGTGCGGCGGGCGGCGGCGAGCTCGCGTTCGGCGGCGGTGGCCTCGCGGGAGGCGGCGGCCTCCTTGCGGCGCTGAGTGCTCACCCGCCCCTCGGCGGCGGTGACCTGGGCGGCGGTGTTGCGGGCCCGCTCGCGGGCCGTGGCGACGGCCTTCTCGGCGGCCTCTAGCTGCTTGTTGGTGGCCTTGCCGCTGTCGCGGAGCTCCTTGAGGCGACGCTCGGCGGTGCCGACGGCCGAGGCCCGCGCGCCGGCGTTCTTGCGCAGCGCGTCGAGTTTGGCCTCCTCGGTGCGCAGCTTGGCCGAGGCATCTTTGACCTTGTCGAGGGCCGCGGTGTGTGTCTTGGCGGCCGCGGCGACCTTACCGGCGCTCGACTGGATACCCTTGCCGACGCCGTCGCCGAGCTCGGTGCCGAGCTTGTGCCCGAGCCCACCAAACGATTTCGACATCGCCGCGTTGACGTGGCGGTCCATCCCTTGGAACGAGGGGATGACGGGTAACGCGTAGTAGCCGACCGAGTCGATCGCCACTGAGTCACCACCTCACGAGGTCGCATCGCGTGGTGTTTGTTCTCTCGGGCGGGGGTCGGCGCGGGGGTCAGGTGAGGGCGGTGCGGTGGGCTACGGGATGCACTCGGCGGCGATCTTCTCGCCGGCGTAGTTGGCGAACTCGTTGATGTCGTCGACGACCGGGCAGAGTTCTTCGAGGCGGGCCCATGCCTCCTCGCCGAGCAACGCGACGATCGCCCCGAGGTGGTTCTCGCGGCCGAACTCGCGGGCCGCGCGGGTGGGCCAGCGGCCGCGGCGCTTGGGCAGGGTGAACGTCTGCCCTTTCCATTCGAGGGTGACCACGGCCCGGTTGAGGGCCTCGGCCGCCTCGGCGGCCTGATCGTCGGCGTCGAGGTCCTCGCCGACGACGGGCGAGAGGTGTTCCTTGGCGGCGGTCTTAGCCATCGGGGGTCGCTCCTAGTTCGGCTTCTCGGTTGGCGATCGCGGCTTGCATCGCCTCGGGCAGTCCCGGTGCGGCCGGCGGCGGCGTCGGCGCGTAGTGGGCTTGCCGTTCTCGTAACTTAGCGGCGTGCGCGGCTTTTGCTTGCATAGCTTCGATCGCCTTTGCTACCTCAGCCGGCTTGAGCGGGCGACCGGGGTACACCTCGCCGGTAAGGGCCTGGTAGATCGAGGCGGTAATGAAGTCGCCCTCGGTCCAGACGTGTTTGCCGCCGTTGTCGGCGACTGCGACCGCCGAGGTCGCCAGTGAGCGCCGCACGTACACCCACACTTGCCGCAAGGTGAGCGTGCCGCGGAACCGGTCGCGGTAGTCGACGCCGATGCGCCGCAGATCGAGCTCGACGTCGGGCTCGTGGTGGTCGAGCAGCCGCAGCAGCCGCGGCACCCCGCCGAACCATTGGTCAGGCGGCGAGGGCTCCTCGGGCAGCCGGCCCACGCCGACGGCCTCGGCCATCGCCTCGGAGAGTTCTCGGTAGTCGTCGAGCAGGGGGTCGGCGATCCCGAGGCGTTGCCCGGCCAGGAGCTCGTCGACGGCCCCCACCCAATCCGCGGCGCGGATCTTGGGTAGGGGCCACTCGTCGAGGTCCAGCGGCACGCGCAGCGTGCGGCCGCGGAACCGGACAACGGCCTCGGTCTCGCCGATCGCCTCTAACCGAGCGGCCTCACTCGGCACGCTCGGTTACAGGCCGAGCTTGCCGACGAGGTCGGGCTTGCTGAGTTCCTCGACCTCGGCCTCGGTGTAGGGCCGGCCGTCGTCGTGGTTCAACCGGCCGAGCGCATACCGCACGAGGTCGGCCTTGTTCGAGGCCTTGGTGACCTCGACCGGCGCGGGCGGGGCCTCGGTCACCGCGGCGTCGGCGGTGGCCGGCGCGGTGGTGTCGGGGGCCGCACCGGTGCCGGTGGCCTGCTCGGGGTAGTCCGCGGGGGCGACCTGAGTCACCGCGAGGTTGCCGCGGCCGGTGCCGGTGCGGGTGAACACCCCGCCCGAGGCCGCGCTCTCCTTGACGAACTCGACGTCGCCGCGCTCCTTGAGCACCGTGGCCGAGGCCTCGTCTACGTCGAACACTGCACCCTCGGCGCGGCCGGGGAGTGCCTTCAGGGCCTTGACTGTCTGCACGATCGTCTCCTTGTCTGCGAATGTCGTTGGCGGGGCGGGTGACCGGGCCCGGGGCGGGCCTAGGCGGCCTTCTGCGCGGAGTACAGTTCCTTGTTCGAGTTCGGGAACACCCGCACCTCGATTTCGCGCGGCGAGGCGGTGCCCTCGGCGTCGCTCACCGTCTCGCACCAGAACCGGCCCGGCATCTTGGAGATGAGCCGGTTGATGCCGCCGGCGGCGGTGCGCTTCTCGATCGCGAACCACGCGTGCAACGCGTGCGGCACCACAATGCTCGTGTCGGTCGAGCCCGGCCAGATGATTTCCTGGGTGGCGGGGTTGTCCTCCAACGCCGAGACCGTGGTGGTGTGCGAAAAGTCCTTGTCGGCAACGATGATCGTGCCGTATCCCCACGCGGGGATATCGGTGGAGTCCCACTGGCGAGACTGCTCGATGCCGGCGTCACCGACGAGCAACCCGAGGAACTCCCACTTACCGACGCCGGTCACGAACGGATCGGTCACCGCCTCGGGGATGTCGTCGGCCGGCAGGGTCGCCGCCCGGTAGATCAGAAAGTCGGCCTCGGCCCAAAGGCGAGACGAAACATTTGCGGGATTGCCGGCCATCGGTAACTCCTTGTCTAGTAGTCGATCATCGGGACAACGGCCGGCAAGGTGAACGAGGCCAGGTCTGCACCTGAGTCCGAGTCCCGTGTTACTACGAACGCCGAGCCGCCTCGCCGGATAGTTGCCATTCCATCGGGAAGATTCGCGCGAAGATAGCCATCGGCCAGGGCCGCGACCCGCTTAGCGAGCCGTGATCCTCTCGCGCGCACCAATATCCGCATGGTTGGGTCGCGTTTGATGGGGTATTGCACGGGACCTCCGTCATCGCTCACGGTGACGAGGGGCGGGCCGGTTCGTAGGGACCAATCTTGTGGGATACCGTCCTCGGCATCCTCGACCCGGCACGCGACGCCGAGGTCGGCGACGGTGCTGGGCAGCAGGAAGAACGCGCGTAGCGCGTTGATCGTCGCGGGCACCGGGTCGGCGTGCACTCTCATCGGATCGGCCACCCGAGCTCGCCGGCCGCCTTGGTCGCGGCCCCATCCTTGGCTTGGTCCTCCTCGCCGACGACGACCGCCGAGACCACGCGGTCGGTGACGTAGTCCTCGACGTGGCCGCCGGCGCGTTCGGCACCCTGCTCGGCGACACCGTGAATGAACGCCTTGAGTCCCTTGTCGGTGCGCGCGATGCGGCCAATCGCCTTGGCGTCGCGGTGAAAACCGGGTTTCATGTTGCGGGGCCGGGCCATTACGTCACACCCCCGCCGCGGTACTGGGCCAGCACGACGAGCTCGCGGCGCTCGGCCCACTGCGACTCCTGGCGCTCGATCAGCGCGCGGCACTCGCGGCCCCGCACGATGAGCCAATCACCGTCGCGCACCGGCACGTCGAGGTCGAGCACGACGGTGTAGTCGGCGGCCACGCTCGGGCCGGTCGCCCCGAACTTGATCGAGGCGTTACCGGGGGTGACCGCGCGGGCGATCACCGGGATCGGTTCGCCGTCGGGCTCGACCATGCCGTCGCGGCGTTGCCCGGCCGGCACGACGATCACTTGCTCGCCGAGGCTCATGTCCTCGGCCCACATGGCGAACACCCGCACGTGGCTCGGCCGGCCGAGGCCGTCGTCGTGGCGCACGCCGGGGGTGGTCAGTTCGAACAGTCGACCGCGATGCCGTACCGCGGCGCTGGCTTGCAGGTTCTCGGTGTCGTCGTCGACGGGCAGCGCGCCGGTGGCGTTGAGGACCGCGATGGTCGACCCGGCGACCTCCTCGGTGCCGCTGGTCACCGTCCACGAGGCCCCGGTTTTGGTGACGGTGCGTTCGGTCATCACCGGCCGGCCCCACACGTCGATCGCGGGCGGGTCGACGGGCTCGCGGATGACGAGCTCGACGGTGTCGGGGCCGAGCACGGTCAGCAGGTTGACGGGGCTCACCATCGGCGGGGCCCGCAATCGTCGAACGCGGTGTCGAAGTCGTCGAACCGGGCTTGTGGGACCGCGGTGGTCGACAGGTCCAGCATGACGAGGTGCCGGTCGTCGAACTCAAGGAGGCCCGCGGCGTCGGCGTAGGTGATCGAGGTTTGCCGGTTGTCGGTGCTCGTGGTGATCTGGCGCACCCGCGGGTCGACGCCGGCCGCGCCGAGCACCGCGCTCACCACGTCGTAGGTGACCAGCTTCGCCTGCACGGCAAGGGGATCGGAGGCGGTCAGTCCGGGGCGGCGGTCGGGGTGGCGTATCCATGCCGCGGCCGCCTGCACGAGGAGCTCGACGAGGGCACGCTCACCGGGCAACAGAACTCGCGGCGCGATTAGCGCCGCGAACTCGTCGGCCGAGAGAAACGTGGTCGGGTCCACTCGTCGAGCTCCTCGTGAGGTGGTGGGGCTAGGCCTGCTTGGCCTCGTGGTCGGCGACGGCCTGCTGTAGCGCCGCCTTGTTGAGGTCACCGGAGTCGGCCTCGGTGACCGCGCCGACCTTGACCGCGTACTCGCGCCACACGTCGAGGGTGGCGCTCTTGGCGGGCTTGCCGTCGACGAGCGCGCCGCCGGTGGGCTCGGTGTCGGCCGGGGTCGGCACCGAGACCGCGCCGCCGCCGAGGTCGATGCCGCTGTTGGCCTCGGCGATCAGCTGGTTGGCCTCGCTCGTGCGGTTGACCGCCAACGGCGGCGAGGTCACCAGATCAGCACCCGGTGCCACCTCGACGTCGTCGGAGGCCTTGACGAACGCCGCCGGCGCGAGCCGGGTCGGCACCGCCAGGCGAGCCGCCTCGGCCTTGGACAACTGCACCCGGTCGCCGCGCTTGTAGCGCCGCCGGGTGGCCTCGTCGCCCTCGCCCTCGACCCGGTAGAACGCCGACGCCGCCAGCACGTAAGTGCCGGCCTTCGCCGCGCTCACGGGGTCACCAGGCCCGTCAGCCACAGAGCGGCCTTCGGCTGGTCGAGGGCCATCGCCCGCTTGTGCGTGGTGTCCGAGCGCCACGTCTCGGTCGGGCCGCCGTTGGGGCCGTTGCCCTCGGGGTAAACCCCGGTGAACTCCAACGGCCGGGTGTCGGAGTAGAACCCGATCGTGCCGCGCTCGCAGATCAGAATTCGGTCCTCGGGGAACGAAAGCGACCCGATGATCGTCTTGCCGGCGATCATGCCCGGCAACTGCCAGTTGAGCAGCGGGTTATCCGCGGCGATGTTGCCGTTGTAGACCTTGAGAAACTTCTCGTTGTCCAGCAACACCGGCAGCAGGCCCGGATTCATCACGATCGTGTCGGGCTCGAAACCCATCCACTCCTCGTCATCGGCGATGTCGCCGGTCGGAGTCGCGAACGTGATTTCCTTGATCCCGAGGCCGATGTCGAGGCGTGGGTTGCCGTTGGCGGTGTCCCACGCGTGCTCGACGGCCAGCGAGGGCACCGCGTTCGAGAGCAGCAGGGCCCGCACCGCGCGGTCGTCAGCACGCCGGAACGTGTTGCGTAACTGGGTCATCTGCTTGTTGACCGCGCCGATCCGGTTCTCGTCGCGCATCTCGCGCGAGATGCGGATACCGAGGCCCTGCTTGTTGGCGACGGCCACCCGAGGGATGCCCATCTCGCCGTAGGTCACCGGGATTTCGGCGAACTCGGCGACGTCCTCGACGTCACCGACCAGAAACGCCGGATCGCCCTCGTGGTAGCCGACGAGCCCGGACGGGTTGCTGCCCTCGTTGCGCAGCAGATCCTCGCTGATGAAGATCCCCGTCATGAGTTCTTTCTGCTTGGTGGGCACCCACATCGGGTTACCGATGAGGTCGGCGACGGTAGTGCGCGGCCCGTCGCTGATGGACACCACTCCTGATCTGGTCATTGTCTTGTTTCTCCTATCTCGGGGTGGGCCCGGTTAGATCGCCAGGCGGGCGAGCCCGCGCGGGTTGGTGGCGACGACAACGCCGCCGGGCTGGGTGCACCGGCCGACGATGAGCCGCGGGTCGACGTCCTCGCCGGCCGGGGCGACCGCACCGGCGGCCGCCGCGACGAGCAACTGTCCCTGGGCGGTGTTGGCGGTGTAGGTGACCGGCACCTCGTCACCGCCGTAGGCCACCGCGACCGTCTTGGGCAGCACGACGGTGTTGAGCACCGGCCGGCCGTGGGCGTCGGTGGTCTGCTGGCTGTTCTGGTCCTCGGGGGCCACGGCATCGGTCAGCGCGACGCCGGCGATGTTGGTATCGCCGGCTCCCCACTCCTCGATGCGGCCGTTGGCGACGAACTTGACGCCGCGACCACCCCGCACGAACTTGCCCGAGGCCGGCGAGTATGTCCGCGGCCCGGTCTTGGTGACCTGCACTGTTCCTGGCATTTGTCTTGTCCTCCTCGATGGTTGCGGCGGGCCGGCGCTTAGCCGACCGACCAGGCCTTAAAGCGGGGGTCGTCGGTCGGGTCGCCGTCGCCGCCGGCCTGAGCCCGCGGGTCGAGTGAATGTCCGAGCTCGGTCATCGGCACCGCGGTCTCGGCCGGGATGCCGGCGAGCAACTGGGTGGTGCCGACCTCGTCGGCGCGCATGAGCGCCACGAAATGCTCCTTGCGGGCCGGCGGGATCTTGCCGAGCCCGATCGCCGCGTCGACCGCGGCGGTGATCCGCTGCGTTTCCATCGCCGCGTGCGCCTTGGCACCGAGCGAGGAATTGCGTTGCATCTCGGCGACCGTGCCGGGGTCGATCACGGTCAGGCCGAGCGCGGCGGCCTTGGCGGCCAGTTCGGCCACCTCACCCTCGTCGACCTTGTCGGCCTTGTCGGCGTCGCCGGCCTTGGTGCCGGTGTCGTCGTCGGCGGTGCCGGCCTTGTCGGTCTCGATCTTGGCGAGCACGTCCTCGTCGGTGGCGTCCTCGGGGAGCCCGAGAGCGTCGAGGATTGCCTTGCTGGTAGCCACGGGGGCCTCCTCTTGTTCGGGGCCCGAGGGCCCGTCTTCTACCCGCGCGGTCGGCGCGGGGGCGTTGGGGCGGCCGGCGAACCGGAACGTCGCCGCGGCGCGGGTGATCGAGGCGGTCGCGGCAGCCTCGATTTCCTCGCGTTTGCCGGATTCATCCACGGCGGTCGCGAGACCGGCCTCGTGGGCCTCGTCGGCGTCATACCAGGTTTCGCGGCGCATCGCGCGGGCCCAATCGGCGACCTCGCCGCCGGCCCGGTCGGCGTAGAACGCGGCCATCGAACCGTTGAGCTTGTTGAGTTGCTTGGCGGCGTCGGCGAGCTCCTCGGCGGTGCCGTACAGGCCGCCGCGGGCGTTGTGCAGCATCATCTGCCCGTACTTGGAGACGATCACCTCGTCGCCGGCCAGCGCGACAAGGCTCGCGGCGCTGGCGGCCAGGCCGTCGACGTGGGTCGTCGTCTTGCCGGGGTGGCGCAGGATCGCGTTCGCCAACGCGAGGCCGTCCCACGCCGCGCCGCCGGGGGAGTTGACCCGCACCACGAGCTCGGCATCCTTGTCGAGGCCCTCGATCAGCGCGACGGCCTCGTTGACGTCGACGCCGCCGAAAAACACGTCGGCCCCGATGACGTCGTAAATGTGCAGGGTCGCCCGCTTGCTGTCGTCGTCGGCCTTGGCCGCGGGGGTGAACTTGAACCATTGCCGGTTGGGATCACGCACCGGTGTCCTCCTCTTGCTCGTCGTCGTCGGCCGGCGCGCTCGTTTGCGGCGGCCCGGCCGGGGCGGTGGTGCCACGCGGCGGCTCGGCGTCGGGGTCGCCGTCCTCGGGCTTGGCCGGCAAGTCGAGGACCTGGCGCAAGGCCCGCTCGATGCGCAGATCGGGGGCCAGCAGGCCGGCCTCGACGAGCATCTTGAGCGAGGCCGCGGTGGAGTCCTGCTGGGAACCGATCGGCGAGAACACGAGCCGCGGACACCGGGTGTCGGTCCCGAAATTGAGGTCGATCAGGTCCTCGATGATGTGCGCTTGGGCGATCTCGGCATACGAGAGCGCCGCGGCGTTGAGGGCCTGCACGAACGGCCGCTCTTGCACCGAGGCCAGCGCATACGAGCCGCCGCGGTCGAGGTTGAGGAAGTGCGCGAGGCCCGACAGGGCGATCGCCTTGTCGTGGTACTCGATCGAGGCCCGAATATCGGGGAGGTTGCCCTGCACGCCGAGCAGGGTCAGGGATTGGCCGGCGGCCAGGCCCACCCCGGAGTGCAGGCCGCCGCGGAACCCGGCCGCGATGCGTTGCATCGCCTTGACCTCGTTGGGGTCGTTGGGCTTGCTCGCGGTGCCGACCGGCACACCCATGCCGTTACGGCGGGCGACCGCTACCTCGATCTTGAGCAGTTCGTTTTTCAGCAGCCAATGCTTGTAGCTCGACCGCAGCACCGAGCGGCCCTCCCACCGGCCCGGCCGCTTGTTGCGGGAGTACACCACGAGGCGGTTGACCGGCAGGTCGAACGGGTTGAGCCCGTACAGGCGGCGCGCCGAGCTCGCCGGCGCGATCTGAGTGATCGAGTCGAGGCCCCCGTCGAGGGCGGCGTTGAAACTCTGGATCGTCCACTGGGGCCGCGGGCCGAGCTTGCGCAGCACGACCCGGCCGTCGGCCTCGCGGCGATAGACCTGCTCGAACACCGCGTGCCCGAATTGTGGCACCGGGCTCGCGACCTCCTGTAGGTGCCCGAGCCAGGAGAACCGGCCCCGAGCGCGGCCGCCGTCGTCGACGTTGTCCTCGCCGACCACCGGCACCCGCAACACCCGCGAGACCAGTGCGACCGCCTCGGCCGGGGCCCCGTTCGGCTCGATGCGCCAGGTCGCCGACTGGATCGGCAAGCTCATGCTTTCCAGCAGCGAGGTCACCCGCGAGTCGTCGTTGTCCATGTCGAGGAACACCCCGACGCTCTCCGGGTGCTGTAGCTGGGGCACCTTTTCGAACGGGTCCCACGCGAGCCACGCGTTGGATTGGCCGCCGCCGTTGACGTAGCCACGCTCCCCGAGCGGCATCGCCGTCTTGACCGGGGCGGTGGCCGCCGGCCGGCGCAGCGAGCTCGCGCCACCCACGCGGCGCGCCACCGCGGCGGTCGGCCGAGTTCGAATTACACCCGAGTAATTTGCACCCATCGCCCCCTAGGGTGCCAAGTCGTAGATGTCGTATGTGCTACTTGTCGACCCGAATTCCGCGAACTCGTCGACCGGGCCGCCGCCATCACCACCCATAGGCAACGCCGCGGGGGTGTCCTCCTCGGCAAATTCCAGCACTCCCCACAACGCCAGCACGTAGGCGATGAGTTGCGCGATCGAGCCCTCTTGGGTGTCGAACACCTCGTCGCCCTTGGGCAATGTGCGCATCGCCGCCTGTTCGAGGGCCTCGCGGATGATCGGCTGGTCGGGGTGGCACATATCCCCGGAGAACGCGTGGTCGATGAACGCCGAGGAGGCGATCGCGAACTCGTTTGCCGTGGTCAACCGGATGTCGAGGCCGAGCTTGCGCATCACCGGCACGAGGTCGGTGCCCTTGTCGTGGCCCTCCATAATCACCTCGGGCGGGTCGAACTTCTGCACCAGCAGCAGCAGATAGCGGGCGGCCTGGCCGAGGTTCATCTCCTCGAACTTGCCGAGCTCCAACGCCACCGCACCGTCGACGCGGCGGCGGCCGGCCGCGAACGCCCACCGCTTGCGGTCCTGAGTCCTCGATACCGCGATCACGGTTTGGCCGACGAGCACCGGCGCGGGGTCACGTAGCGGCACCCACACCTCCTCGATCGGGATCACCGGCTCGCGGGTCTCCTCGGTGGTCGGCCACTCCCCCCACCCGAGAAAATCCGCCTCCCAGAGTGCGACGCCGGCGGCGTTGATGCACAACGTCTTGCGGAGCGCGTCGATATCGCGATCCTTCGAGATGACACCATGCGACGGGGACGCGAGTCGCCAATTCTCCCGGTCGAGGCGGGCCGCGGCGCGCTCGCGCTCATCTTTCGGCGGCGGCGGCGCGCAATACTCCGAATACCAGAGCTCGGCGTCGGCCTCGTCGGGGTCCTTGTGCCCGGCCATGCCGCGCTCGCGAACGCCAGTGAAGATGTGGCAGAACGCGTGAATCGAGGCGACCGGCGCGGTCGAGGTGTAGATGGTCTGGGCGTTCGGGCTCGCGATCTGCGCGCCGGCCAGCGCGGCCACCTCGGCCTCGGTGAGGTTATAGGCCTCGTCGAAGATCACCAGGTCGATCTGGTCGAGACCGCGACCGAGGTCGGTCGAGCGGACACCGCACCGCAACGTCGCGATCTTGCCGTTGCGGGCCCGCACGGTGATGTCGCCGCGGCCCTGCTTGCCGCCTGTCTTGGTCAGCAGCCGCGCCGCCAGGCTCGGCCTCGACTCGATGATTTCGACGATCCGCGAGAACACCGCGTCGGCGGTCTGCCCGCGCTGGGCCGAGTAAACGCACGTCTCGCCGAGGTAGAACAGGCCGAACAGGATGCGAATCACCATGATCCACGTCTTGCCCTGCTGGCGGGTGTCGACGAGGCACCCCTCGCGGTGCAGCCACAGGCCCTCGGCGTTGCGCAACATGATCCCGCGCACCTCGGACCACTGCCACGGCATACACCTCGACCGGGTCACCTTCGCCGCGAACTTGGCCGCCCGGATCGCGTCGCGGTCGTCGGCGGTGTCGGCGTCGGGGTGCGCCGAGTGATAGCGCGGCTCCTGGGGCCCGTCGAGGCGCGGCCAGTGCCCAATCCACGGCGGCGGGTCGTTGTCGACGGCCGAGCGGGTGCGCGCCGGCCTAGTCGAGGTCGAGGTCGTCATCCTCCCCCGATCCGTTGGCACCCGGCGGCGACGGGGGCAGCAACGCGCGTTGCCGCGCAATGTCGGACAACAGCGAGGCGAACAGCTTGGCCTGTTGACGCTCCTCGCTCACCGCGGCGTCGACCTTGAGCGCAAGCTCGACATAGAACGCCTTGCGGTCGCCGGCCGGGGTCTCCTGGGCCAGGATGCGGCCGAGGTCGAGGCTCATCATCGCCCCGGCGTCACCGCGCAACGTCCGGTCGAGAGTTTCGAGGCGATCGGCCACCCGACAGGCCTGCTCGACGAGCAGCTTGATCCCGCCGGGGTCCGTATCGCGCCACAGATCGGCCCGCAACCGGGCCCCCGCCTCCGGTGACCACCTCTTACGTGCCGTTTTGCGCGGTGGCGTCGCCGAATTACCCTGTCGCGCACCCGATTTCGACCGTCGTAGGGCCGCCTTTTTCCCTTGTGCCGCAACGGATTTCGAGGCCGCCGCCGAGGCCGCCGGCGGGGTCAC